TCATCTGATTTTAAAAGGGATGAATATCATCTATTGGAAATAGGAAATAATATTCAAAGATATGAGGTTATACCATTTTTTAATGACAGCATTTTTACAAATTTAAATAAAGATTTATTCATTCAAATTTTTAAAAATTCTAATAATAAAACATTTAGTGTTTATTTAATATTTTTACTTAATAATATTGAACATAATAAATTTATTGAAAAATTCATATCTAATTATAGAATTTGTGAAGATATAAAAAAACCAAAATTTTATCAAATATCCCATCAGAATAATAATTTTTCATTACAAGATTATGAAGTTCATGCGCCAGAAATAAAAAAATATTATTATAATGATTTAGATATTAATAAAATAGTTGATATTATTAATAATGATAAATGCGGTATTTTATTATTTTCTGGAATTCCGGGTTCGGGAAAAACAACATTAATAAAATATTTATTATCTATTATTAATAAAAAGTTTTATAATCTTTCAATTCAAAACATTGAAGGATTTAATGACCCATCATTACAATCATTTATTTTAAATAATTTAAAAAATAGCGTTATTATTTTAGAGGATTGTGAAAATTTAATTAAATCAAGAAAAATTAATACAAATAATATATCTACACTATTAAATTTAGGCGATGGTTTATTAGGGGAAGCATTAAATTTAAAAATAATTTTAACATATAATGTTGCAGATAATATAGATAATGCGCTTTTAAGAAAGGGAAGAACATTATTTAAACATAATTTTAAAGCACTTACAATTGAAAATGCAAATAAATTAGCTATAGAATTAAATATTAATAAAATATATGATAGTGAAGTATCATTAGCAGATGTCTTTTATGAAAAAGATGAAAATTATGTTGAAAATAAAAATAATATTGGATTTAAATAACGGAGAAATATAATAATACTTGACAATTTAATTTAAATGTTATATATTTGTAATCATATAAAATATTATTAATATAAAATTAAAATAATCATGGAAAAATGGAATTATTTAATGCCAGAAAATTCTAACGAAAAATTTCAAAAGGATTGGAATCAAACATTAATTAGTAAATTAAATGAAGTTAATGAATCAATTCTTAATGAAAATGACACTATTTCTGCAAGTTATGTACTTAAAGATTTATTAGAATCTCTAAGTTGGTTAAATAAGCCAATAATAAATTATAGATATGATATAGAACATTCAATATATGTGAATAATAATAAATTACGCATTGAATGTTATGAATATAATCATCAAAAGGATGAAGAATGGATTAGTGCACAAAAAAATGTTTTTCTAAATTTAGATTTGAACCCATTACCAGAAATATATCCCGAAGTTTGGAAAAGCAAAGAAAATATTCGCAATTATTTAAATAAAAAATTTACGTCTGGTAGAATTATTGATGATAATGATATTATATATGAGGGTATTTTAACGAATCGTATTACTGATGTTGGTAGTATAATATTTTTCCATATTGATGAATTAAAATCAAAAAATGCTATATATGAATACGCATTAACAAATAATGAAAATGAGTCGCTACACCCGAATTTAACAATATCTAAGTTAGAAAATGATGACATGATAGAAGTTCGGTTTTATAATGATAAACCACATATCGTAGATGAATTTAAATTCTATAAAGAAGACATCACACTATCTCATCCCAATAGTTTTAGAAAATTTAAACGAATAATATTTGGGTTTCCCGTTTTGATTGATTTGCCCATCAATGGAAATGTTAAGACTGATGAAATTTATGAAATTATTGGAGAAGCATTAAAAAAAGATTTTATTAAATTTCTTAAAGAAAATAAATAAATTAAAAAAATAAATATTATGAATGAAATTAAGATTAATGCACCTGAAGGTTTTGAAATTGATATAAAAAATAGCACATTAGAAGTAATTAAATTCAAAACAATTTTAAAATTAGATAAACTAAAAGAAAAGGAAATGCAGGATTTTCTTTTCAGTGTGTTTAATAATTCAACACTTAAGATTACTGGTGAAAAAATAACAACTTTTTATAATGAGAACAATGAGTGGTTATTTAAATTGGATTATAAAGATAATTATTTTCTTATAAGACATTCATTAATTTGGAAGATTTTTGAAGATAAATATGGTCTTAATTACAATCAAATTAGAGATTTTATAGGTGCTTGGGTGAAAATCAATCTTGGATGGGAGGAATTACGACCTTGGTGTAATTTCTAATACTCTTTGGTCTAAATAAAAACCAACTTCAGATGAAATAATTTTTAAATTAGTGAAAATAATATCATTAAATTTTTATAAATTGATATATCCTAAACTATTAACTGATGATGAAATAGAAAGGGAAATAAGAGCAAGAGTTCGTGAAAAGGATGGTAAATGTTATTTAGAATATTTTGACAAAACAATTATGTATAATAATTTAATTGTTGAAGTAAATTTAAACAATAATAAATATTTAAAATTTTTTGAATATTTATTTGATTGTCCATCAAAAGAAGAAGTTATTGAATTTTTAATATCTAAAGATAGATTTGAAGATATAATATTAATTAATAATGGAGCATCATTTACAAACTTAAAAAGGATGAGCGAAAGAATTGATGATGCTTTATTAGAAGTAAGAAAAAAATTATTATAATTTAAATAAATCTTATATGATAAAAAATAAAATAATAGTAGTATTTTCATCACATTTAGGTGATGAAAAGAATAATGAATTTATAAATCATATTCATAACACTATTGGTGTTAACCATGATGTTGTGTGCTACACTAATTATAATCAATATTCATTAACTTCAATATATAATAAAGCAATTGTCGATTATAATAAAGATAATGTTATTATGGTATTCCTACATCCGGATGTTTTAATAAAAACAAAAAATTGGGGTAAAATATTATTAAATAAATTTAATAATACTAATTTTGATATTATTGGAATAGCTGGTACAACTTTTCTTCACGAAAATGGCTGTTGGTGGACCGATAAAACTAAAATGTTTGGGATAGTAGAGCATACGAATGGAATAAGTACTTGGGTTAGCGAATATTCAAAGGAAATACCAAATGTAAAAGAAGTAGTAGTTATTGATGGTGTGTTTATGGCAATTGATTGTAATAATATTGTGCATAAATTTGATGAAGAATTTAAAGGGTTTCATTTTTACGAAATTTCAATGGTAATACCTAACTACCTTGATGGTTGTAATATAGGAGTAACCACTTCAATAAGAATTTTACATAAATCAATAGGCATGACCAATCAAGAATGGGAGAATAGTAGAATTCAATTTGCAAATAAATATAAAGATGAGTTACCATTATCATTACCACCACAATATAAAGAATTTAATATTAAATTAAAAGAAACACCTAAAGTTAGTGTAATTATACCAACAAAAAATAATTTTAATTTAATTAAAAATAATGTTAATTCATGGAATGATTGTGTTAATTATTATAATTATGAAATACTTATTGCTGATACTGGTAGTAGTCCTAATGTTATTAATAGATATTCGGAGATATTAAGTGATAAAGTTAAATTAATTCAATATGATTGGTATAATTTTGGTAAAATAAATAATGATATGGTGAGAAATCATGTATCTGAAGATACTGAATTAATTTTATTTTGTAATGATGATGTTAAATTATTAAATGATGTATTAAGTAGGTGTGTCGAAATTTATAATGCAAATAAAGAAAATGTTGGTACAATTGGAATTAGATTGCATTTCGCAGATGCCAGTGTACAGCATTGTGGAATTGCAATTGTTAGAGATACAACCGATAATATACATTTAACACATACTGACCTTAGAAAAACAAATAATTATTTTACTGGAATAAATTATAATTCGTTAGGAAATACAGGAGCATTTTTATTGATTAATAAACAAGTATTTATTGATATTGGATATTTTAATGAATCATATATTGAATGTTTTGAAGATGTTGAATTGAATTTGAATTGTCTTATTAAAGGTAAGAAAAATATTACAGTTTGTGATGCAGTTGCATATCATTATGAATCAATGTCAAGAGATAGAAGTAATGATAAATTAGAAAAATTAAATAGTGATTATTTTGAAAGATTACATCCATTTTATCTAAAAAATAAAGAAGTTTTAAATAAAATTATTAGAATGATTAAATAATATGGGATTTACAAAATATGGTATATGTTATAATATTTTTGATGGACAAGAATTACTAAAAGATTCAATACTTCAAATAAGAGATTTGGTTGAATTTATATCGGTTGTATATCAAACAGAATCATATTGGGGAAATAAATGTTCTGAAAATTTAATAGAAATATTAAACGATTTAAAAAATGAGGGATTAATTGATGAATTAGTATTTTATGAAAATCAACAAACACTTTCACCTCATTCGAATCAAATTATTAAAAGAAATATTGGTATTAATTTATCAAGAAAAAAATATTGTACCCATCATATGTCAATGGATTGTGATGAATTTTATGTTGAAGAACAATTTGCTAAATTATTGGCATGGTATGATGAAAATCCAAATTTTGTTGGTTTTGCAGATTATAATGATTATTATAAATCTTCCTCGTATTTAATTGATAAACCACACGATACTATGGTTAGTTTATTTTTTCCAATTAAAGGAAATAATGTTTCATTTATACAAGATTATCCTTCGCCAGTACTTGTTGACCCAACAAGAAGACCTAATTATGATAGATATGTTATATTTCAACCTGATGTTATACAAATGCATCATATGACATTGGTTAGGAAGAATATTGATAGTAAGATAAGAAATGCAGCAAAAAGACTTAATTATGATAATGATGTTGCTATTCAAAAACAAATTGATTATTATAACAATTGGAATGAAGATAATTTAGTTGGTTTAAATGAATGGGGATTTTTAAAATTAAAAAAAATTGAACCAATTATAATGTTAAGTAATTATGATAGAATTATTAAATGAAAAAAACAAGAAATGAAGTAAAAAGAACAATAAAAAAAAGAATTGAAATTCATCAGAATCAACATGCCTTTATTGATAGTAAAAAAAATGAATTAAAAATGAATAATGATATTACAAGACCAGATATTAAATTATCTAATGATGAACGTACTAAATTAAGAGGTGGTAATTTCCATAATATTCAAATTCCTAAAAAAACATTCATTCAATTACCTAATTGTCCATTGGAATGTATTATCACACGAAAAACAAAATACAATCCTTTTGAAGGTGTGAGAACGATGGTATTATCTAAATTTCAAAATCAATTTAAATATAATAACACATTAGTTATTTTAAGTTACAATATAGATTTTAATATTTCAGAATATCGAGAAAAATATCCAAATTATAAAATTGTTATATATCAATTAGAGCAACTTTATGATAATAAAAGTCAATGGTACAATATAAATAGTAAAAATGGAGAAGTTGTTAATAGAACAAAACATATACAAAAATCATTAAGTGAATGTGATGAAATTTGGGATTATGATTTAGATAATATTAATTTTTTAAAAGCAGAAGGATTTAATAATATAATTCATGTTCCTTTAGAATACGTATCAGAATTAATTAGAACAAATAATATAACAAATCCAGAATATGAATTATTATTTTTAGGTTCAGTTAATGATAAAAGAGCAAAAATATTATCATTATTATATGATAAATATAAAATTTGTATACTTGCTCCTGAAGTTGATTGTAATAAGTATAAAAATTATAATTTTGGAAAATGTATGAATCATTCAGTATTTGGTGATGATTTATATAAATATGTTTTTAATTCAAAAATTATTGTTAATTTACACTATTATGAATCTAATTTACAAGAACAAGTTAGACTTTTTGAATTATTAATTAATGGTAGTGTAATTGTGTCAGAAAAATCAAAAAGAAATTATTTTGGTAATTTAATATATGAGTTTGATAATGAACGAGATATGTTTAAAAAGATTAATCTATTACTAAAAAATAATATATGGAAAAATAATAATATATCTAAAAGATTTAAAAATAAAGAATATAAAAGATTTAAAGTTGGTGTTGCTTATAATACATTTTATGGCTTAGAATTAATTGAGAAGTCGATAAAATCAATTAAAAATTATGTTGATTATATTGTTATCGTTCATCAAAAAATTGGGTTTATAGGAAATTTAGAACCAGAAGAAAATAAACAAATTTTAGAGCGTTTATTAAATAATAAATTGGTTAATGATATTGTTTATTATGATATTAATGATAAAGATATACAGCAAGGTGTTTTAAATAAAAGAAATATTGGTTTAGATTATTGTAAAAAAAATGATTGCACGTTCATAATGCCAATGGATTCAGATGAAAGATATAATGTAAATGAATTAATATCCGAAATTAATTTCATGTATGATAATAATATAGATACATTATATTCTCCAATTTATTCGTATTATTATGATGAAAATCATTATTTTAAAGATACATATTTTGTAGCAAGTGTACTTAAAATTGATAATAGAAAATTTGAAGTTACAAAATCTTCCGTATTGGTAGACTCCGTTAGAAAAATGAATGAAGGTACATATAAAATATCTGAAATGTATATGCATCATTATACATATTTAAAAAATTCTTTTTCCGTTAAAATAAATAATAGTGTAGCATCAACAACTGATGATTCTTATGTAACTATTAGTATGAAAAAGATACGTGATTATTTAATGTCATGGTCAGAAGGTGATGAAGCACTTGTATTTGCAAATGATGTAATAAATGGTGGAATAATACTTATAAAAATAAAATTATTAAATAAATTAAATTCTATGAAACTAATTGATTATTTTAATTCAAATCAAAATAGAAATATGATAGATAAATGGTTACATTATTTTGATATTTATGAAAGGCATTTTAGTTCTTTTGTTGGAAAAAAAATAAAAGTGTTAGAAATTGGTATTTGGCAAGGTGGTTCACTTAAAATGTGGAAAGAATATTTTGGTGACCAAGCAGAAATTATTGGTGTCGATATTGAACCTCGTTGTAAAAAATTTGAAGAAGAAAGAATTAAAATTTATATTGGTGACCAAGCTGATACCAATTTTTTACATGAACTAATTAAATCTGAAGGTAAATTTGATATTATTATTGATGATGGTGGACATTATATGCATCAACAAATAATTAGTTTTCAAGAATTATATGGCGCATTAAATGATGGTGGTGTATATTTATGTGAAGACCTTCATACTAATTATTGGGCACGTTATAATGGTGGTTATAAGAAATCATTAACATTTATAGAATATACTAAGAATTTAATTGATGAACTTCATTCTTTTTATAGCGAAGCACCTGAATTAAAAGTAACAGAATTTACAAAAAACACAACGGGAATTCATTTTTATGATAGTGTTGTTGTATTTGATAGGCAAAAAAGAGAAAAATCAACAGCAAATAATATTGGAATTAAAACAATTAATTAATATGGTTATTGCAGGAACAACTTTCGAAATTAAACCAAATAGTGAAAAAATATTATTAGCTGGTCCTTGGATAGGTGAATTTGGATGGGAACTTTGCTGTTGGCAAGGATTTATTCGTAGATTATCAAAAGAATTTAAAAAAACTATTGTAGTAAGTAAAGCAGGTCATGAATTTTTATATCGAGATTTTTGTGATGAATATCATATAATTAATTTACCACCCAATAATTTACAATTTGATGGTTGGTCTTGTGCTGGTATTAATGAGGAATATTTATTATCTCAAATTAATGGCATTAATTATGATTTTAGGCAACCAGCAGTTAATATTGGTTTTGAAATGAATGGTTCTGGTTATCTTTCATTATTTGATGATAGATTTTTAGGACAACATTACATTAAGTATAAATCCGATTTACCATGTGAAAAAGTTGATATTCTTGTACATCCGAGAAATAGAGAAGTTGGAAATCATAGAAATTGGGATTTAAATAGTTGGCAATCACTTATACAATTATTATCTGAAAAATATATTGTTGGTATTATTGGTACTACTGAAACTTTTGAACTCAAAGGTGTTAAGGATTTTAGAAATATACCAATTGAGAATACTGTTGCTTTGATGAATAATTGTAAATTAGTTGTTGGACAATCATCAGGACCACTTCATTTAGCAAGCCTTTGCGGTACACCACATTTAGTTTGGTCAGAAGAATATAATCGAAATAGATATACAAAATATTGGAATCCCCATAATACTCCAGTATATTTTTATTCGGAAATGGGTTGGAATCCAAAAGTTAATTTTATTTATAATAAAATAGTTGAAATTCTTAAATAAAATGAAAATAATATTTGCAGCAGTTTTTAATCTTAATTCAACTAATGTATCACAAGCAGATGGATTTAGAAAAAATGGTTGTGAAGTATTAGAATTTAATTATAGAGAAATTGGCGAAAAATATGGTGATTATGAACGTGATAGACGATTAATTCAATTATGTCAAGAAGAAAAACCTAATGCTGTGGTATTCAGTAAATGTAATGAAATAATGAGTTGGGTGGTTGATGAATGTAATAAAATTTCTAAAACGGTTTTATGGTATATGGATACTATGAATGCAAATTATAATGAAATGTTGATTGAAAAAATTCAGAAATGTAATTTAATTTTTTGTTCAATTTGGGATTCATATGTAGCAGCAAAACAAGTTGGTGGTGATAAAGTATTCTTCTTACAAGAAGGTTATGACCATTTATGTAATTATCCAATAAAATTACCTTATTTATATGATGTATCATTTATTGGTAATCTTAGAAATAATAGATTTAAATATCATAAAGCAATCAATTTTCCAATAATTGAAGCATATAGTGCCGAACATTCTAAAGTAGTTTCACAGACAAAAATTAATTTAAATTTTACGGAAGGTGGTACTTCAGATAGAACATATAAAATACTTGCCAGTAAAGGATTCTTATTAACAGAACCTTGGACTTCAATGGAAAATGATTTTACTGTTGGTCAAGATTTTGATATATTCACAAATGTTGAAGAATTACGAAATAAAATAAAATATTATCTTGGGCATGAAGATGAAAGATTGAAAATTGCAGAACAAGGATATTTAACAGTATTGAAGTTTGATAGAATAAATTGGGCAAAAAAAATTTTAGAAAAAATATGAATAATGATTCAATAAAAAATCAAAGATTATGGGATTGGAATAGAATAAAAAACTATAAACAAACTGATAGAACTCATCATAGCGAAATACTTGAAATTATTAATGTTATTGATTTTGATTGTTTCATTGATTGCGGTGTAGGTAATGTTGGGTCGGAAGCATGGTCTGTAAGAGATTTAAAACCAAATTGTGTAATTATTGGTTTTGAACCACAAAATGAAAGATATGAAATATTAAAAAGTAATTTATATCCCGGAAATTTATTAAAATTAGTTGTTGGAAAAAACTGTGAAGAAATCGAAGGTTATATGGGATATGAAGATGGTGGCAAATCAGATTTTTGGCTTTATGGTGGAGATGCTGAAAACAATAATGCATATAAAAAGGTTAAATTAAATAGTGTTACAATAGATAAGATTGTTGATGAATATAATCTTTTAAATAAAAAAATATTTATTTGGGCAGATATTGAAGGAAGTGAATTAGATATGTTATATGGGGCACAAAAAACTTTAGAAAATAATTTAATTACTGGACTTAATATGGAATTAAGAGATTATAGAGAAGCACCAAATCATTGTCTTGCTCAAGAAGTAATTGATTTATTATTAAAATATAATATTGTTAGTTTAACATCAAGAAAAATAGAAGGAACACATAAAGATTTTTTATTTAAATTAATATGATTGAATTTTTTGTAATAACTTGTGATAAGTATGTTCATTTAATGGAAGATTATGCTAAATTTTTTAATAAATATTGGAGTGATAATATTTTTGTAACTATTTTAGGTTACACATTGCCATCAAATGAATTACCAAATAATTTTATTTTTCATTCATTGGGCGACCAAAATAATTTTGGAAGTTATTGGACAAATGCACTTATACCATATTTTGATAAAATTAAAAGTGAATTTGTTTGTATATTATTAGATGATTTATTTTTTATTAGACCAACAGAAATTGAAAAATTGTTTAATGTATTTGATGAAGCAGAAATAGAAAAAAAACGATTTGATAAATATATTCTTGGTGCACTTCCAAATAACATGTTAATTGGTTCTTCACAATTTACTAATAGTTCATTATCACTTCATAAAGAAATGGACTACAGAACAACATTGAAACCATCAATTTGGAGAACAGAATATTTTAAAAAAATGTTAAAACCGAATTATACTGCATGGGATTTTGAAATTAATAATATGCAAGAAAGTAAAAATGATAATTCTATAGTAATTTGTCATAAGATGGTTGATTTGACAATACAATTAAATATTTATGAAAAAGGATGGTTTAATTATAAAGATTATGAAAATAAAAAACATCTAATTTGTGCAATAGATGATGAATTACTTAATAAATATAAAAAATGAATATTTTAATAACATATCCACATGGTTTGGGGGATTGTTTGATGCTAACTCCATCATTAAGAGAATGGTATAGAAAAAATAATACAAGGGTTAATGTTGCAATAATGAAAAGATTTGAATCTTCTAAAATTTTTGCAAATAATCCATATGTGGATAAAATATTTTATGTACAAGACCCTTGGAATGATTATGATAATGCAAATATTGGTTTCGTTGAAGTAGAAAAAGCTGGAGAAATAATTGCAGCACAAAATGATTTAATTTCAATATTTTTAAATCAACCACCACCAATACATAAGATATTTAAAAATGCAGGATTACTTGGATTGACTTTAGAATCGACACATATTGATATATTTATTTCTGATGAAGAAAAAAAGATTACTAATGAAATTATTAATAAATATGTTGGATTAAATCCGTTTGGTTTTATACAAACAACAACTGGTGCAGGTGTTACTAAAGATTTACCTAATGGATTTGGTGAAAAATGGTTGAGAAAAGAAAAGAATTTAAAATATTTTATCGAAATTGGTAAAACTTTTAAATATGATGAATACAATATTAATATTCAATTTGAAATATTACGTAGAGCATCTGCAGTTTGTATTCCAGATTCAGTTTTTTATCATGCATGTAGTGGATTAGATAAAAATATTGATTTTGTTTATTTTGGAAGAGGTGTTGATGTATATAATAGAGTAAGAAATCTAAATAATAAAATAACAGAGAATGTAAATTATTCAATACCAAACATATGATACCAATATTAGATATACGACATGTTTCAATAATAGATGCATTACCAATATATAATACTGAAAAAGAAGTATTAACTGTTGGATGCGGTGATTGTAAAATTGATTATCATCTAATTAAAATGAATTATAAAGTATATTCGACAGATTATCAAACAGCAGAAAAGTTTAGAAAAAATATGGAAGAATATTTTTCCATATTAAATTACTATCACAGTAATATATTTAATCTCAATTCATTTCCAATTCAAAATGCTGAAAGTGTAATATGTTCTGAAGTTTTAGAACATTTAATTAATTATAAGGAAGCATTTATGAATTTATTGACATTAACAAGAAAGAGATTAATTATTACAATTCCTTTTGAACAATCATATAATGATTCTGCCCCACTACCGGAAGGTCATTGTAATTTTTGGTCAGATTCTATATCAATTGGTTATAAAGATATTCATGAATTTATTGAGATGGCAAAGCCATATGCAATATCAATTCAAAAAATTAGAACAAAAGAATTGGATATACAAATGGGACAGTATGATTATTTTATAATAATTGATAAAAATCAAAAATATAATAATTGAGATGCAATTACATGAATTAAATGAAATATTTCTAATGATAAATAAATCTAAAAATGATTTTGATTTATTTCTTGAAACAGGTACATTAATAGGCGATACCATTAATAATATTAAATCGGAATTTCAACAATTAGTTTCAATAGAAATTGTTGAAAATCTTTATAAAGTATCAAAGGAAAGATTTATTAATGAAAATAAAATTGAAATAATTTGGGGTGATTCAGTTGTAGAAATGCCTAAATTAATTAATAGATTTAATGATAAACGAATTATATTTTTTTTAGATGGGCATTATTCGGCAGGTACTACTGGTAAGGGGGATAAAGATGTTCCATTAATAGAAGAATTAATAATTATTGAGGAAAAATATATTAATGATGGTTTAATAATTATTGATGATGCTGATTTGTTTGAATTTGTTGATTCTCAAGTATCATGGACAGGAATAAATGAAAAAAATATATTAGATGTATTGAAAAATAGAATTATTAGTTATTTTTACATGCCAGATGTTAGGTCAAATAAAAAAAGATTAATAATTAAATTAGATAGTAAATATAATTAAGTATGTTAATTTATGTAGATGTTGATGGCACAATATGTGATACCAAAGGCGGTTATATGAATGCCAAACCAATTAAAGAGAATATAGATAAAATTAATAAACTTTATGATGAAGGTAATATTATTGTCTACTGGACTTCCAGAGGTAAAAACACAGGTATTGATTGGTCAGAACTAACTGGTCAACAATTAACTGTTTGGGGTTGCAAATTTCATGATGTCATTATGAATTCAAAACCCGCTTATGATTTATTAATTGATGATAAAAGTAAAAGAATTGAAGAATTATGAATATTTTATTAAAGTATTTATTATTAAAAAAATAGAATATGAAAATTGCTAATGTTATTTTTGAAAAAGAATTAGTAAATCATACAAGGGTTGAATATGTAAATTATTATAATGAATCTATTATATATGATACATTAGACAAAACCATGCCAACATTATATGTGGGTTGGTCATTTATGAAAGCCTGTAATCCCGATAATTTAATAATTCAAAATGCAGATATTCTTAAGAAAAGAATCATAACCAATGAATTATATTGGGAATGTAATTTTGAGGAAGGTAAAGCATCACATGTTAAAGGAGTTGATTCTTTTGTAAATTTTGCACCACAATTTTATTTTACACCAAAATATTCTTATGTTAATTTAGACCCCGTTTTCTTTCAATTAAAAGATGTTCAAGACATAATTGATGTTATTCCTAAAAGTATTGACAAATATTATTTTTTAAAAAATAGTATGTTATATATTTTATGCGATAAAAAAATATATGGTCTTAATTTTGATATGTATCGATTTTTTAAATTTGATGTTGATAAATTAATAATAGAAATTGAAAAACTAACATTTAACGGTAATTCAGAGAATTATAGTTGTATATGTGATATAGATGGTTCGATATACGAAAAATATTATAAAATTTTTCCAAACTTTGAATTATTAAAAAGGTATATTGTAATAATAATATAAAAATAAATTAAAAAATTTATAAACCGTTAGTATTTATTTAAACTAACGGTTTTTTTATGAAAAAATATAAAAAGTGGGATGTTGATTCTTCATTATTGGAAGTAAAAAAATATAATAATAGAAACGATTTTTATAAAAAATCTTCAAGAGCATATGAGATATTGAGAAAAAATAATTTATTGAATATTGGATGTAGTCATATGAAAAAACCATATTATTCTGCTATTAAATGGAGTATAAATAAATGTAAAAAAAATGCAAAGAAATATAATTCTCGAATAGAATTTCAAAAAAATGATAAGAAGGCATATGAGGCAGCAAAAAATCATAGATGGCTTGATGAAATTTGTCAGCACATGCAATTTAAAAAATTACCGAATGGATATTGGAATAATATAAAAAATTGTAAACAAAGAGCATTACAATATAACACAAAAACAGAATTTATAAAAAAGTCGCCTCACGTATATTATATTTCGTTAAAAAACAAATGGCTTGACGAAATTTGTCAACATATGATTCCAATTGGAAGTAAATATAAAAGATGTATATATTCATATGAATTTTCTGATAATCATGTTTATGTTGGGTTAACATATAATTTAATTAAAAGAGAATATAATAGAAATTCTGATGAAAAAGATAGTGTTACAATACATATAAGAAAAACCGGAATAATACCAATTAGAAAACAATTGACGAATTATATTTCAGTTAATGAGGCAATTAAATTAGAGGGAGATTTTCTTAAAAAATATATATTAGAGGGTTGGATACCATTAAATAGAAATAAAACTGGCGGTATTGGTGGTAGTTCTTTTTAATAAAATCAAGAAATGTGAATTTGAATTATAAAATATTCCCAAATTTTACTCTTCTTAAAAGATATCTTGTTGTGATATTGTCAAAATGATTATAAGATAGTATTTATTATTAAAAAATAAGTACTATGGAAAATAAAGTAGAAAAAGCACTTGAAGATTTTGTTGAAACTCTTAAAACTGATGAAGAATTAGAAGAAAAAGCAAAACTTGATAAGATTAAAAAAGTTGTTCTCGATGAAAGAGACGGTCTTATTATTGAACGTATTGATAAACAGTTCGTTACATCGGATGGAAGACAATTACTTAGAGAAGTATATTAAAAATATTCATTAAAATGAAAAATGAAAATTTAATTAATCTTTCAGAAGAAATAAGAAAGATTAACTATCGTGTTGATTATAAAATCAACGAATCCCCTAAATATCGTCCATTAGTTAGTAGTAATGAGGAATTTGATAAAGTTCCTATATTAACAAATGAAGCTGGTGAACAAGAAGATGCAGAAAAACCGGGTGGTGGAGAACAACCTCCAGCACCTTCAAATGACCAACCTATTGGTACTGATGCACCAATACCTGCTTTTGATAAAACAGGTGGTGATAGTGGTGAAATTCCAGCAGAACCTATGACTGGTGAACCCTCAGACCTTATGGCGAATCCAATGGGTGCTCCTGAACCTGATAATCAGGTTAATGACGTTCAAAATGAAATTATAAAACACAATATTGAAGCCATGAAAAGTATTCATGACCAATTAGAAGGTTTGAATAATGTTGTTCAAGGTATAAATACTAAATTAGAAGCACTTAATGCAGATGTTCAGGAAGTTCGAGAACCAACTAATTCTGAAAAGTTAATGAACAAAACCAATGTAAGTTATCCATATTATTTTAATTTAAATGATTTTTGGTCGGGAAATTGGTTTAATGAAAAACGTAATCAGGAAATGGAAAAGGGTATAAAAGAATTACCTGATGGTACATTTGTTGCAGATTTTGATGATTTGCCACAAAAGTCTAAAACAGATGTGCAAAATAGTTTTAATGACATGATTTAATAATGAGAATTTTTCATCAATATGGCTCAAAGGATAGACTTTTTGAAATGATGCAAAAAGTTGGTCGAATGGGATTGAATGAAGCATTGCTTCCTAAAGAAAAAAGAATAGCAATAATTAATGACTTTATTAAATTTGTTGATAAAAAATTAAAATTAGATAAAGATTTACCAGAAATTGTGTTATCTAATGATGAAAAAGAAGCACAAGAAATGCATTCTTTTGGAAAGAATACACCAGAGATAAAAAAAATTAGAATTGTTATTGCTAATAGAAATTTAGCAGATATTTTGAGAACATTAGTGCATGAGTTAATACATTATAGACAATATTTAGATGGAAGATTAACTTCAAGTTCAAATGATACTGGTAGTCCTGAAGAAAATGAAGCGAATGCACTTGCAGGTGCATTAATGAGAGAATTCGGTAAAATGAATTCAATAATTTTTGAATAAAAATATTTAATATGAAAATACTTACGCAAGTTGGTAGTAAAGAAAGATTTCTTGAAATGTACCAAAGGGTTAATAAAATACAATTGAATGAAGAAATTGTACAAAACAATAATTCAAATTCAGTTCTTGAAAATGCATTTCAAGAATTAAAAAACAATCAATTAAATATTCAACATACAAATAATCAAGTTAGTGGTGATGAAAGTTTTGTTGAAATAATTGGCACTGATAAAGGTGGTAATAATGTAAATTTCAAATTCAAAGTTACTTCAAGTCAAAGTGAACAAGATGGGGTATTTAATGTTGATTCAGCACAATTAGATGGTTTCACATTTAATACAAAAGGTGGTGGTCAAACTATTGAAATGGATGTAAATGCATTGAAACAATTTAATGCTCAACATGGTCAAGAATTAGTTGATATTGTTAGTGAATTTGTTGATGTTGAATCTGAACAACCTGAAGTTGATGAACTTTATGAAGAAGCTATAAAAAAAATTGATTCTTATCCATTTGGTGCTAAAAATAGAGAAGGAATGCAAATACTTAAAGCATATGCAGATGAAAAACCAACAAATCCTGAAGTAAGAGTTAATTCACCTGAATTGGAAAAATATGTAAGTGAAATACAGGAATATAATCCTGAAGAAGAACAACCTGAAGGAGATGTTTTGGATTTGCCACCAGATTATAGTGATACAGATATTTCTACTGATGATGAACCAGATATTGTTAATCCAGATAATATTAAACCATCAGAACCCGATGAACCAATTTCTCCAGAAAAGGAAAAAATAATTATGCAAGCATATGATAATTTGATTGCAAAAGGTGTTTCTGCACCAACAGTAAATCAAATATTGGCAGAAATTGATAAAATAAATCCACCTGCTTTAGAAAAACCAGACCCTGAAAGTCATATGGCTGCTGGAAAGAAAAGAGTTTATCCAAGTATGGCTGAACCATTTTTAGAAAATTTAGATGCAACAAATTTACTTTCAAGAACTTATGAACAACAATTAAGTCCAGAAAAGAAAAAAATAATAATTAATAATGCTGAAACATATATTGATATGCAATTAGGTGCTAAAAAATTTCAAACATCAAAAGAAGATTATATTGCAATGGTTAAAAACGTGGCATTGGAAATATATAATGCGAGTTTAGCAAAATTAAATGAAACAGATTATCCAGAAGAAATGGGTATTCCAAAAGAAATTAAAACAATAACAAAATATCCAAAACCGAAAAAAAAACATAAAATAAAAAAATTAAAAATTAAAACTGGTGTTAGTGAAAGTACTGACCAAGATAAATATGAAGATATTGTTTTTTTACAAGGTGATGAAGCATATCAACCTTTGGAAATACTTAGTACAAAAGGTAAAGATGCTGCATTAGAATATTTAAAACAATGGCATTATCCCGGAGAACATCAAGGTAGTCAAGAATTAGGACATGGCACTGGTGACCAAACTTATGAAAAAGATGGTTATATTATGTCATGGAATTCAAGTATTGGTTATATTGGTTTACAATATGATTTATCGAAGTTAAATGAAGATGATGAACAAATGTCACATCAGTCATTTGATAATGAAGAACCAAATATTGAACAACTTGCAAAAGAAAAAGAAGAACAAGGTGAAATTATTCAAGGTGGTAAGGGTGATGGTAAATCTCTACTTGAATTTGACCCAGACCAAGTAACAAAGGGTTTGGAAGTTGAAAAAGAACATACTGATGACCCATTAGTTGCAATTGAAATTGTATTAGACCATCTTACTGAAAATCCTGAATATTATACTGTTAAAGATACTCCACAAGATTCTGCACAAGCTGAAGCAGCAAAAGATGCTGAAGAAGGAAATGAAGAAAATGGTTTAACAAATCCAGATATGGACATGGGTTCACCAGTTGAATTTGCAAAAAAATTTAATAATGAACCAGATGATAAAGAAATGACTGATGTTTTGCTTGGATATGAACCAAAAAATGTTGGAGATAATATTGGAGATGATGAAACTCCTAAAGCCCTTACAATTAAAGAAGATAGTGAAAGTGAATTAAAGCAAAAAGACCCAGCAACGTGGCATCAAATTCAAATTGCAAAAAAGACAATAAAAATGCCGGGTGCTATGGCTAATGTTATGGGTGGAATGACAAAAGAAGAAGCAAGAGAAATATTAGCTAAACGTGGTATTAAAGTAGAAGAAAATATTATTGGTGCAAGTAGTGCAAAATCAGTGGTCGGTTCAAATTCAAATGTTGAAGCAGAAAATGCCGATAGTTTGAAAAAATATCAAGAATATCAAAAAAAAGATTTTAATTCTTTAAAAGATAATGAAAAAGAAGAATTTTTTGAACTTTGGAATAAATATAAAAATACTTAATATTATATTAATTATATTATTTGTATTTTTATTAATTGGATGTCATTCAAAAAAAAATACATCACAATATACAGCACGTAAAAATTATTCTAAAACCGTAAATAAAATTCATAAGGATGTTTCAAAACATAAAAAGCAGCACAGGAAACAAGAAATAATTGTTTTTGAATAAAAAAATAAAGACTACTTAATAGTAGTCTTTATTGTTTTCATAAAAAATTTAATATTTTATTAATAATTTTATATTTATAATATGGTATTCTTATTAATTTAATATTATTATTTTTAGCATAATTATTTTTAATATTATCATATTCATTTGTAATTTTAAAAGAACTCAAGCCACCAAAATATTCAATAGGTTCATAATGTTGTTTTCCATCATATTCAATTAAAATATTTTGTTTTGGTAAATAAAAATCAAATTTTAATTTTTTATTATTTTCATTTTTACAATTATCAAATGATTTTTGAAATATAAAATTAATATTTTTATTATTTAAAATTTCTTTAATTTTAAATTCACCCTTTGAAATATAACAATCAGGACATCCATGATTATTTATATGTGAATGCGGTGATTGTTTAAAAATTCCATGTTTAAGACAAATAATTTTTATTTTAGACCTACAGTTTATATATTTAACTAAAGAATAGTCATATTTATCACCATGCGTTTTCTTAGCTTTTTCAATAAAACTATTTTTAGCTTTTAAAATTTTATTATTGCTTCTAATAATTTCTCCACATTTATAACAATCTTGTTTTGATAAATGATTATTTGGCTTTTGTTCAAAAATTCCATGTTTGGGACATATTATTTTTATTTTAGTGTGACTATTTTTATATTCCGATAAAGAATAGTCATATTTATCGCCATGAATTTCTTTAGCTTTTTTAATGAATATTTCTTTTGTTAATTTTTTATTATTTCCACAAATTTGACACCCATAATTTTGCAAATGGGCAAATGCTTTTTGTTCAAAAATTCCATGTTTAAGACAAATAATTTTTATAATATCATGTGCGCCAATATATTTAACTAAAGAATAGTCATATTTATCGCCATGAATTTCTTTAGCTTTTTCAATAAATGTTTTGGTTGTTAATTTTTTATTACTCGCACAATTAGGGCAACCATGTGGATTAGTTTTTCTTGTATGATTAGCAGGTATCTGTTTAAAAACTCCATGCTTTTTACAAATAATTGATACATTTAAATGATTTTTTTTATATTCCGATAAAGAATAGTCATATTTATCGCCATGAATTTCTTTAGCTTTTTCAATAAATGTTTCTGTATTATATTTCATGTTTTAGTATTTATAATAAATACAATAATAAATTAAAAAGATGTCGATATTTAGAAGTTATTTTAAAAAGAACACAACTCTTATTACTAATAATAAGACCAATAACTCGCAGAATCCTGTTACAGAAGTATCATATGGTACATCTAATAAACAGGTTAGTCGATTTATTTTTGATATTGACTTAACTGAATTACATAATAGAATTACTGATGGTCTTATTAATCCAAATAGAATTGTGAAACACATATTACATATGACTAATACAATTAGTTATGCTTCGCAATATCTTGGACAAAAATCATATACACAAGCAATTAATAGAGCAAGTAGTTTTGATTTAAATTTGTTTAATATTAATCAAGATTGGGATGAAGGTAGTGGTTATGATTTTATATATGATGATACAGTAATTGCTGTACCAATTATTGAAGCATCAAATTGGTATTCAGCAAGAACAAATACTTTATGGATAAATTCTGGTGCATATATTAGTGGTGTAACTCAAACAATAGCTACTGAAAGATTTGAAAAAGGAAATGAAAGTCTTGATATTGATATTACTAATTATATAAATCAAAGATTATTTGGTACTGGTTATACTGGAACATCTGCATTTACTGGTTCTTCATATGGTCTTGGTCTTAAATTTCCAAATAATCTTGAATCACAAGAAACAGCATATAGAGAAGCGGTTGCTTTTCATGCAAAAAATACTAATACTTGGTATGAACCATATGTTGAAACTATTATTGATGATACCATTACTGATGATAGAAATTATTTTTATTTAGATAAAAGTAATGATTTGTACTTATATATAAATATTGGTGCATTTTCACAAGATATTATAGTAAATAAAGTCAATATATATGATAATGAAGATAATTTAATTGATATATTAAGTGGAACATCAATTGTTAATGTGGGTAAAGGTATTTATAAAATAACATATTTTGTTGATTCACAAAATTATCCAGATGCTGTATTATTTAAAGATGTGTGGACTGTTACAATAAACAGTAGACAAAGTGAACATGTTGGAGAATTTTATTTAATATCTCCTGATAAATATTATACATTTGACCAATCAAATCAAATTCAATTTGATAATTATTTCTTTTATTTTTGGGGAATTGGTGAAAGAGAAAATATTATTTCAGGTGTAGTAAAAAAAATAAAATTAACAATAAAAGAATTATATCCAAATCAAAATAATTTCTTACCTTTAGATATTGAATATAGATTATTTACTACAATAGCTAATAAATATGAAATTGATGTAATACCATTTACATCGGTAAATAGAACAAATACTGGTTATGAATTTAATCTTGATACATCATGGTTAATACCTCAAGATTATCATTTACAAATAAGATTAAAAAATGGTAATTATTATGAAAATAAACAAACACTTTCTTTTACAATAGTTTCTAATAATTTAACTAATGTATAAAATATAAAAGGTTTATTTTTAAAAATCCTTGTATTTATGTAAAATGTGAAATATATTTGTATTGCAATTTTTATAATTGAAAAAATAACTTTACTGTAATTTAAAATTGAAATGGAAAATCAAAATTCAACGACAAATGCCCAAGGTGGTAATTTGTCAGATTTAAAAAAAATGTTTTCTGATTATCAGAAAAAACAATCTCAAACAAACAAAAGAAAATCACGTGAAGACCTTTTAGCAAAGTACTTTGTACCACGTAAAGCAAAAGAAATCTTCAGAATTCTTCCCCCAAAACCCAATAAAAAACATATTGAAGAAGCATTTTTTCATGTTGTTACTACTAATGCTGCTGGTGGAAAAAAGAAACATGGAACGGTAATTTACTGTCCTGCTCATAATGACCCTAAAGTTCCTAAATTGGGAGCAGATAATAAGCCATTAATCGACCAAGCAACTGGTAATCCTATTCTTGTACCTGCGCCATGTCCTCTTTGTGTAAGACATAAAAAATGGCTTGCAAAACAAGACCAATCCTTAAAAGGAATTAAAAAGGAAAATATGAATGATGCACAAAAAGCAATCAAAGCTAAGAATGATGAAATTTATAAGGAAGCCATTAAATGGGAAGCCAAGAAATTTTATATTGTTCGTGGAATTGATAAAGGTGCTGAAAAAGATGGTGTTAAATTTTGGAGATTTAAACACAACTACAAAAATCAGGGTACTCTTGACAAACTTCTTCCAATTCTGGAAGATTATATGTCAAATCATCAAGCAGATTTTTCCGACCAGAATAATGGTACTGATTTAAGTTTAACTATGACTGATAGTGAATTCAATGGTTATATTTATAAAGCAATTTCTGCAATCACAGCAAAAGGTAAATCATTATTAAATAATGACCCATTGATTATGAGAGCATGGCTTGAAGATGATATAACATGGAGAGATGTATTTAAACCAAAACAAGCACCCGGAATGCCACCATATGAATTTCTTGAAGCAGTGGCTAACGGTACAAGTCCTTATTGGGATGATACTGATGCAAATAATAAACATTGGGTATTTCCGGGTCGTCCTGACTTGGAAGAAGCAGCTAATACTCGTACTCGTAATCTTGATGCAAATGAAGAAAACTTTGAATATGCTTCAGATTTAGATGATGAATATCCAAGAGTTACTATAAGTAATATTACTGAATCAAAAGTCGGTACATTTGAAGATGATGCTACTGATTTAGGTAAGGAAATACTTGCAGAAACCGCAGAAAATGTCATTACTGCAGAAGAAAATCAATCAGGTAGTCCAGATTATGACGACCTTCCTTTTTAAAAAGTAATTAATTAAATAAAAGGGGAATTTTTATTTCCCCTTTTTTAATCTATTTTAAAAAAATTAAAAATTTATGAAAAAAAATGAAATTGAAGTACCTTCAAATGAGGTAAGAAAACCGACTGCAAAAAAAACATTTAGTCTTGAAAATTTTAAAAAGAAGGTAGGAGTTGAAGATATTCCAGATAAACCACTACAATGGATAAAAATTGATGATGCTATGGAGGAGGTAACTGGAATTCCGGGCTTCCCAAAGGGCTACGTATCAGCATGTTGCGGATTTTCTAATAGCGGAAAATCCACTGCAGTAGCGTTAGGTATTGTTAATGCACAAAAAATGGGATTGCTTCCAATAATAATTGATTTAGAAAATAACTTAAGTAAATATCGATTAACTACAATGGGTTTTGATTGGGATAAAGAACATATTTTTATTGATAATGAATATCTGTTAGAACATTTTGGAAGAGTTTTAGATAAAAATAGAAATTATGCTTCAATTGAAGATTTAGCGAATTGTGTTCGTTTCTTATTACGTGAACAAAGCGATGGTAATTTACCATTTGATTTAGCATTTGCAATTGACTCAATTGGTACGTTGAATTGCAATAAAACAATTAATGCTGCAGAAAAAAATGAATCAGATTCCAATTTTTGGAATGCAGGTGCGTATGAAAAAGAATTTATGTATTTATTTAATGATGTTATTCCAAATAGTAGGAAAGCAACAAAACAATATACAAATACAGTATTTGTTGTTCAGAAAATTGGTCGTGATGCAATGAATAATTCAATTACTATGAAAGGTGGACGTACATGGGAATACACGCCTCGATTGCAGTATTATTTTGGTGGTATTGTGTCAAAAGGTGTTAAGAAAATTACAGCTATTTCAAAAAAACGTGAAATATCATATGGTGTGTCAGTAAAAGTTAATGTATTAAAAAATCAAATAGATGGACCGCTTGGTGGTATTTCGATGGAAGGGTCAATAATTTCAGTACCACAAGGATTTATAACTCCTGAAGGTGTTGAAGAATATAAAAAGAAAAATATATTATATTTTCGTAATTTATTTGGTAATGATGATTTAAATGTTGATGATATTGGCACAGGTGAACGTATTGAAAATACTGATGGAAAAGTAGTATTTGATATTATAGAAAAAGCTGAATAATATTTAAATCTTTGGTTAATAAATTTAACCAAAGATTTTTTATTTTTTTTATTATGAGAAAACCTAGAGGATATTGGACTAAAGAAAAATGTAAAGAAGAAGCATTAAAATATAATAATAAACGTGATTTTAGATTGTTTGATTCGTGTGCATATAATGCAGCAAAGAGATATAAATATATTAATGATATTTGTTTACACATGAAACCACTAAATAATGCACATTATAGATGTATATATGCTGTTGAATTTATTGAAAGTCATTCGGTATATATAGGTTTAACATATTTCATGGAACAAAGGCAAATAAAAAGAATGAATAAAAGTGGTGATACTGTAACAAGTTATATTAATAAAACGAGTTATATTCCAATATATAAACAATTAACTGATTATGTCGAAGTAGAACTAGCAATTAAATTAGAAGAAGAATATCTTAATAAATATAAAAATAATGGTTGGGACATATTAAATCGAGCAAAAACTGGTTCTATTGGGTGGACAGGTAAAAAGCACAAATATGATGATTTAGATTATGTTAAATCAATAATAATTGAATATAAATCGGTTGGAGATTTAATGAAAAAGAATAACGCATTATATTTAAAAATAAGAGATAATGGATGGAGAGATATTATATACCCAATGTTGAATTATAAAAAAAGATATCCAACATTATTTTGGACTAAAGAAAATATAATTGAATTTGCAAAAAATTTTACAAAAATGAGAGACTTTGAAAAAGAATTTACTTGCGCATATAGAATTGCATGTAAAAATAATTGGTTGGGTGAAATATGTCAAAATTTGAAATTAATTGAAGTATGAAAATACGCACATTATTAATTGATGGGTCATATTTACTTCAACGCTCATATCATGGAGCTAAAGATATATATACTTCTAATTTTGGACATTTTGGAGCAGTTTATCAATTTTTAACTACAACACGTAAATTAATTAAAAACCATATGATAACAAAGGTCATTATATGCTGGGACGGAGAAATGGGTGGGATTATGCGCCACCAAATAGATACTAACTATAAATCTAATAGAAAAAGCAAAAATTGGTATGAAAAAATTGAAATGAGTGATGTTGAAATTCGTAGAGAAAGGGAGAAGGAAGAATCAATATTAAAACAAAGAAAAAGAGTACAAGCATATGTCGAGGAATTGTTTCTCAGACAGATTGAAGTAGTTGAGGTAGAGGCTGATGACCTGATTGCTGCATACTGTTTACAACATAATAATCTCGAATCCATTCACCTATATTCTAATGACAGGGATTTCGCTCAATTATTGGATTTAAATATTACAATAATATTTCCAAACATTGACCAACCAGTAACTCGTTCTAATTATTTAATGCATTTTAATCATCATTATTCGAATGCACTTGTTTTAAAAATAATATGTGGTGATGATGCCGATAATATTAAAGGTATTGAAGGTATTGGTGAAAAAACATTATTAGAACATTTTCCTGAATTGAAATTCAAACATATTAGTGTTAGGGAAATTTGTAGAAGAGCAGATGAAATAAATAAAGAACGAATTGCCAATAAAAAGAAACCATTAAAAGCATTAGAAAAATTAATAAGTCCAGAAGGTGTTGAAAGATTAAAAACAAATTTTCAACTAGTTAATTTAAGAGAACCAATGCTTAATGAACAAGCAATTGAAGAATTAAAACAATTAGAAATACCATTATCTCCAGAAGGTCGAGGAAGCACAAATTTACTTAAAATGATGAATGAAGACCAGTTCTTATCAGTGTATGGTAGTACATTTGTTCAATATGTTGAACCATTTTATACAGTTATTATGAATGAAAAGCAATTATTTACAGAGTATATAAAAAATAATCGTGGTAATTTATAAAAAGTCTTTTACTTTTAGTAGATTCACACTATATTTGTCATAGTTATTAACAATTTAAAAATAATCAAAATGAGCGAAAAAGAAAATAATAACGAATTTAGATTTTCATTATATCAAGAAAATATTTTGTTATGTGAAAAAGCATTTAATGCAGATAAATTTAATCCATTTACGAGATATTCAATTGATATTAGAGATATTCTTCCACGTGCAATAACAAAATTACAAAAAACTTTATCAAAACGAAATTATTACGTTATTAGTGATAAAGTCGATACACATTATAATCCAAAACCTATTGTACAACAAATTGAAGAAAAAACAATTAAAGGAGTTGAATGTAAAATCGGTTTTTATATAAACAGTAATCCAATTGTTGAACGATTATTTTATGTTGATGGATTTAATCCTGTGGCAAGATGGTCATTTGATTTAACAGATGCAGTTATTGAAATTGCTGATACTATTTTTGATAAAATAAAAAAGAATGACATTAAAAATATGTGGGATGATTATGATTTAATTAATTTGGGTGGCTTATCAATTAATCAAATCAGAGAATTTTCTATTTCTAAAAGAGAAGAAATATTAAAAAAAATTAGACGAAACTAAATAGAAAAATAATATTATTATTACTATTTTTTATTAAAATTGTAATGATTTTTCACACACATATTTTAAAATGGCAGATATAACAGAAAATACATTATCATCATATTTAGGTCCTGAATTTCAACAACATCTTATGTGGCAGTTGTTAGTTGAACCAGAGTTTGCAGAAAAAATAATTCCAGATATAGCAATTGAATATTTTGATGACCCAAATCTTAGAAGATTATTTTTAATTATTTTAGAATATTTTAAAGAATTTCAGAAAGTTCCAAATCTTCAAAATCAAAGTATTCATCAAGCAATTAATAAATATAAAACTCCAAATAATGTAATTGAAGAAGAATCATTATTTGCTGTAATTAAACGTATTGAACTTTGGAATGAAAGAATTATTAATAAACAAATGCTTTATGATGGAGATGTTATACAAAAATCTACAAATTCTTTTATTAAACAACAAGAATATCGTAAATTAGCTGAAGGTATTATTGATAAAGTAAAAAATGGTGAAATTAAAAGTAAATATGTTATTGCAGCAATTGAAGAAAAATTTCAAAAAATTACACATATTGGTGAGGATGAAGATGATTGTGAAGAAGTAATAGAAGGTATTGAAAAAGCATTAAGAAAAGAATTTAGACAACCAATACCTACTGGAATTGGTGTAATAGATTCATTGACTGGTGGTGGTCTTGGTAAAGGTGAAATTGGTTTAATATTAACACCATCAGGTGTAGGAAAAGCCTTGCCAAATAGCCATAAAGTATTAACACCAAATGGTTGGGTTGAAAATGGTACATTAAAAGTTAATGATTATATTTTTGGTAGTGACGGAAAAAAACAAAAAATATTAGCAGTATATCCACAAGGTAAAAGAAAAATATATAAAGTTACTTTTTCAGACCAAACAATATCTTATTGTGATGTAGAACATTTATGGGCAGTTAATTCATTTAAACAAAGAAATCAAAAAACTAATATAAATGGTAAAACATTAAGTATTCCTGACCATACATTTCAGATATTAAAAACGTCTGAAATTATGGAAGATATTAAAATAAAAAATAATTTAAATTATAGATTACCTAATGTATTACCAATTCAATTTAATAAATTAGAGGTTAAAATTGACCCTTATATAATGGGGGTATTATTGGGTGATGGATGTTTAACAAGAAAAAATCAACCACACATTATAACATCAGATTTATTTATTGTTGATAAAATATGTAATCTTGAAAAAAATGTTATTGTTCATGAATATGAAGGAAGAAAAGAAAATTATAAAAAATTATATCGAATATCATTAATAAATTCGAGAAATGTTTTAGAAACAGAACTTAATTTATATGGTACTGATTCAACTAATAAATTTATTCCTAATATTTATTTATATAATTGTATCGAATATAGAGAAAAATTATTACAAGGTTTAATTGATTCAGATGGTGGTGTTGGTAAAAATCATTCAATTATTTATTCTACAGTTTCAAAAGAATTATCAAAAAATGTTCGAGAATTAGTATTATCATTGGGTGGAACATGTAGAATTAACGAAAAAATTAAATCGTATAATAAAAATGGTGTAAAAGTTTTAGGTAAAAAAAATTATTGTTTAACCATAAGTTTTCCAAACAATGGTATTAAACCATGTACTTTACCTACCAAACTTGATAGAATTGTAATTCGTGATAAATATGAATATAATAAATTTATAAAAAATATTGAATATTCACATGAAGAAGATGCAACATGTATATATGTTGAAAATAATGACCATTTATATATAATTGATGATTATATTTTAACACATAATACTACTGCACTTACAATTATTGCTAATACTGCTTATGAACAAGAAAAAAATGTTGCACAAATTATAATTGAAGATACAAAAGAACAGATTAAACGTAAACATTATACTATTTGGGCAAAATCTGCATTAAGTAAACTTGATGATGAGGATGAAAATGCAAGAGTTTTTAAAATTGCAACAGAAAAAGCAGAATCATTAGAAGGAAAAGGTAGACTTTTGATTAAACAATTTAGTCAGGAAAATACTACAATGTTGGATATTAAAAATTGGATGATAGGATATCAAAAAAAATATGGTTTTAAATTTGATATACTTGTAATAGATTATCTTGATTGCCTTGAATCTCATAAAAAATCACCAGATAGAAATGAAGCTGAATTACAAATAGTAAAATCTTTTGAAGCACTTGCTTCAGATTTTGATATACCTGCATGGTCAGCAATTCAAACTAATCGTTCTGGTTTTGGTGCTGCAATTGTTGGAGCACAACAAACAGGTGGCAATATTAAAAGAATTCAAAAAGCACATTTTTTTATGTCAGTTGCTAAAACACCAGCACAACAAGATGCAAATTTTGCTAATATTAGTATTCTTAAAGCAAGATTTGCAAAAGATGGACAAACATTTGAAGATTGTATTTTTAATAATGATACAATGCAAATTATTATAACTGACTCAAAATATCCTGTAAAGAATAAACTGAAACATTACGATGAAAATGATGTAAATAAAGTTGAAAGTACTGCAAATAAAATGCATGTTGTTGTTAGTCAACTTGCTGAAGATTCTAAAAATGCTGTTGATGTTGTAAATTTATCTTCTACTGAAATTAATAGATTATTGCAAAACAATTCTGAATTTGAAATTGAACAAAATACAGTAAAAGAAAATGAAACTGTAATAAAAACAAATACTGACGAACCTATTGTAAAAAAAGAAGAACCTATTGTTAAGACCGAACCGATTAAAGCTGAAAGTAGTGATTTTATTGAACAAATGAGAAGAGAGATTGAAGGTGAGATACATGGTGTTCCTGTTAAACAAATAGAAAATATTCATATTAGTACTACAAGAATAGATTTAAATCAAAATGAAATTAAACAAATAATTGATATTGCCAACGAAGCAATACTGGAAATTAATGGTGTGGTTGAAGAATTAAATGAAGAAATAATTCATCCTGAAGTAATATTTCATGAAGAACAAATAAAAAGGGATGAAAAAAAAGAACCATTTGAATGGAATGGTGAATCAGGTAGTACAATTAATGAAATTATTAATCAACCAGAAGTAAAATTAGAAGATATTAAAAAATCATTAGATTTAACTAAATTTGTTCCACCGGGAGTTTTTGTTAAAGAAATTGATAATAATATTGTTGAAAAAAATCGTGAGATTAAAGAAGAAAATTTAACAATAAAACCATTAATTGAAAGAACAAATAAAAATATTAATATAAAAGAATTGGAAAATAAATTATTAATTGACCCTGATGAGCCACAAGAAAATGAAAAAAATGTATTTAATATTTTAAATAAAGCACGTCAAAATCAGAGAGTTATAAAAGATGATTAAAATATTTTATAAAAAACAATAACTTTTTTGAAATTTCTACGTATTTATTTTTCCAGACGTTGTAAAATATTTTTTATTTTTTTTGAAAAAAACTTGCACAATTAAAAAATGTGTTATAGATTTGCATCGTCAAAATGATATAACGTTCTTTAAAAAGATTAAAAAGTATATTGCGGGGTGGAGAAGAGGCATCTCGTTTGGCTCATAACCAAAAGGTCGGGGGTTCAAGTCCCTCTCCCGCTACAAAGATTAAGAGGTCACGGCATACACTCCGTTGAAAGTAAGTCACAAAAGAAGACTGCGCCAACTTAATCAAAATGAGAAGAACTGATAGTGTTTACAGCAGTTGAAAAATAATGTATGCCGTCCATGAGTGACGGCAGAAAAACAATACTAACAAATTTCTTCTAATTTTTAAAGTTCTTTAAAATATATGGGGAGATAGCAAAATAAAAAACAAAAAATACTATCTCACTGCTCTCTTAACAGAGAGAACTGATTGTATTTTCAGTAAAAGGTAAAGCAATTGTCGTTAAAACAATGATGTGCAGGTTCAAATCCTGCTCTCCCCACAAATTTAAATGCGATATATAATTGCATAATAGTACAAAGGGAAAACGTAAAGTGTTTACAGTAATTTCGATGGTTCGAGTCCATCATTATTCGCCAAAATTGAATAATTAGACAAGCTGGTTAAGTCACAAGTCAGTTAAACTTGCAAAACAAAAACAACAAATACTTTAAAATTGTTCCCTAAGTTATAAAGCGGTAAAAAGTTGTTAATAATAACAAATTAAACCCGCAAGTTTTTAGTTGTTGATATCAGAGTTTTTTACAAAAACAAATTATATCACCTAACATTTAATTGGTTAAAAATGGTTTTTCGAGCAGAAGTGCTTTTTTTTCTAAAAAAGGAATACTGAAGAACTTGTTGTGAATACAGTAAATTGTAAAAATGAAATCCCCTTCGTGAGAGAGGGGACAAACTTACCAAATTACAACTAAACTTCTTCTCTTATTTGAAAGAAGTGTTTTTCTAAAATAGAAATGGGCGGGGATTTGATTAAGAAATTAATCAATACTTGCCCATTTTTTTGTTTTTTGTAATATTTTGATATTCTTTTGGTATAATAGTTGGATTTTAAATAAACTTTTTATATATTTGGCATCAAAAATTAATTAGATTTTGATAATATAAAAATTCAATTTAAAATATCATGAAAGAAGAAATTAAAAAATTTGAATTTGAAGGAAATGAAATTTCATTTCTCACAGGCAGTAATGTTATGATAAATGCCACGGAAATGGCAAATCTTTTTGATGTTAAACCAAATTTTTGGTTAAAAACTGATACTGCACAAAGAATTATTGCTAAATATGCCGAGTTGAAGAATATCAATACGGCTGATTTAGTGATGATTAGGCAGGGTGGTAATGATAAATCTGCACAAGGAACTTGGATACATGAAGATATTGCTTTAATTTTTGCACAGTGGCTTTCACCAGAATTTTATTTTTGGTGTAATGACAGAATAAAAGAGTTGTTCAAATATGGAATTACTGCAACACAAGAAAAAATAAGAAAAATTGTTTTTTCTTTAAGTGAAGCAACAAATGTTTTGAAGAATAATAGTAATTGTAAGACCGGAAGATATAAAATTTATGAACAATTACGTTTGAGAGGAATTCTTGATGAACATAATAAACCTTTTCCAGAATTTATTAATAAAGGTTATTTTACATGCGAACCATTAGAAAGTAACAAATATATAAAACGTATTATGGTTGGTGAAGAAGGATTAAAATGGTTAAATCAAGCGTTTTATCCTGAACAAAATGTTTCTGAGGATTATTTGGAACTGAAAATGAGGATTGATGAAATGCAACATGACCAAGCAATAATATTAGAAGGTATTGCGGTAGTTGCTGAAACAATGCTTATGGCAAAGGGTGGTCATCTTACTGATGAAATGAGTAAAAATGTAACAAATAGATTACGTGATTTTGTTGAAAAATCAAAGAAAATTCAACTTGCACTTAATAAATAAATTATATATTATGGAAAATTTGGTATTAACACAGAAAATGTTGGCAACAGTTAAGCAATCATTAATTGATGGTCTTACTATTGCATCTGGTAGTAAAAGTTCAGCAACTTACTATCACAGTAAAGACGAACAAATGAAAGCAATTCAGGGTCAAATAAAGAACCTGTATAAACTTTCAAAGGAACTCCCATTGATTATAGCAAGTCAAAAAGGAGCTACTGGTAGATTTGTTTCTGAAGTACTTTTGAATGAATTCAAAAATACTTTAAGGGGTGGAGCATGTAATATTGTTAATCCAATTGATTGGTATGATAATGGTTTAAGTGATAAGGCAGTACTTTCTGCATTAAACAATCTTGGCGAAAATGGTTTACCATATGTATTACGTCTTTTCATTGATTTGAAGAATGAAAAAGTAAACAATGAAAGAACAAGAAAAATTATGCTTGGTTTTATTTGGGGTCAAGCAAATCTTGAATTCTATTCAATGAAATATCGTAATAAAATTGCTGAAGTACTTAGGCATGCATATGGTGTTAAGAAAACATCAATATTACTTTCAATTGCTCAAAAACAAATAAATATTAATGGAGCAACTTTGCTTGGAAGTGAAAAAGAAATGAGTATTGTAAATGAATGTATATTGAAATATTTCAATGGTGATTCAATTAAAGCATTCAAATTGTTATTATTTTTATTTAAAAAAGATAGTGGCGTAGCATATAATGCAACTGAATTTCCTCTTTTAAGTGAATATCAGAAAGCAAAAATTGATATTACTGGTATTAAAAATGTACCAGAAGAAGTTTTACTTGGTTTAATTTCAAGTGTAAAACATCCACAATATCATTCAATGTGGTCAACTGATATTCAGAAAGAAGCAACAAAAGCACTTATTCGTAAGAATGTTGAAGTTACTTCTGTAAATCAGCAGGTTCGTCAAACCAAATCAACTGCAAAGTTGGGTGTTGAAAAAACTGTTGATTTGGAAAAAGCAACTGATTTTCTTGCACTTTACAAAACTGGTTATGAAAATGGTTTTACTGACGAAATTAGGTCAGCAATTGTAAAACTTGCACAAAAGAAAAAAATTCAGGGATTCTTTTACCAGAATATTGGTGTTATTGTCGATAAAAGTGTATCTATGACTGGTGATAAAAATGAATCAAAAAATACACCAATGGCTATTGCAGATTTTACTGCATTGGTTCTAACTGCTTCAGCAAAAGAATCTAACAGAGTAAATACTAGAGGTGAAATTACTGATTTGGCAACATCATTTATTGATTTGTTAAAAGAAGAAAATTCTTTAAAACCATATGATGCAATTTTTATTTTAACAGATGGTTATGAAAATGCTTATGATGGATTGACTAATGAAGTTATTTCAATTTGGAAAGCAGAAAGTGGTAGGAATATTCCAATGTTCCAAATATCACCAATTACAAGTGCTGAAATGGGTGCTAATGTAAGAAAATTGGGTGAAGGTGTTGTCACAATGGCAATAAATAATCCAGTCGCATTACAGCCTCAAATCAATGCAAGATTGCTTGAAATTGATACAAAACGTTGGTTGGAAAATCAGGTATTGGCTCTTGAAGCAGCACCTGTTAAAAGAATTAAAAAAATTAATATAAACGATTAATAATTTGTATGATACTTGATAAATTAAAATTATTTTTATTTGAAAAATGGAAGGATGTTATTGATTATGAAGGATATTATCAAATAAGTAATTTTGGTAGATTAAGAAGTGTTGATAGATTTGTGATAAATAAAATGGGTGTTAAACGAAAATTAAAAGGTTCATTGAAAAATACATATCAAATAAATGGTGGATATTTAATGGTTTCATTAGGTAAGAAAGGTATTAATAAAGCATATTTAGTACATAAATTAGTAGCAAATGCATTTCTTTTAAATCCATTTAATTATAAACAAATTAATCATAAAAATGGTAATAAAAAAGATAATATATTAAATAATTTAGAATGGTGTACTGCAAGAGAAAATACTCATCATGCAAGACAGAAAATGAAAAGTAGTTCTAATTATATTGGAGTTTCATTTTCTCCAAACGATAAAACTAATCCTTGGGTTAGTAGAATTACAATTAATGGAAAGATTAAATATATTGGTAGATATTCGAATGAAAAATTAGCATATGAGGCATATTTAAACGAATGTAAAATTAATAACATTAAAATTAAAAAATTATGAATAATCAAAGAGAATTTACTGAACTTTTAAAGGGATGTAGACCACATAAAGATTCAAATGGAAATATTATTATTCAATCTATTATGAATATGTCAATAATAACATTGACAACTGATGAAGAAAACTCATTGGATACTAGATTTGCGAATCCATTAACTTCGCTTCAAGCAGGTAATCAAACTTATGGTCAAATTAGTTTTACTAATAAAGAAAATAAAGAAGTTATTGTACCTACTCAAATGGCTGTTATGACTAAACAAAGTGCTCAAAATCATGGTATGATAAAGGCGGGTTATTTGGAAAAATATGCAAATACCACTTATCATGATGCAGGTTGTGTACAAGGTGGACAAACAGGTTATTTTTGTGGAACTAATGAATTTCGTATGATACCCGTATCAATGCGTGAAATGTTATTTGATACAATTGGACAAACAGGTGGTTATTCAAGAATTTATCCTGCTATTCAGAAATTGGGTAGTGATACTCAATCTGGTACAGGTAATTACTTGAATGTATATTTCGAAAAATATGATAAGAAACTTGAACAGTTTATTGCACATTTTGAACGTCCACGTAATCTTATTGGTATTATTGTTTTAATAGATGGTGAAATTGTTGCAATAGACAAATTTCCTTCATTCACATATGCTGAACAGGTATGGGATTTGATGATTCGTGACTGTTATGGTTCTTTGGCTATCATTTCTGAAATTAAGAAGAAAAGTTCTGGAAAAGAATTTACTTCAACATATAATGAAATGAAAAAAACTCATCAAGAAAATATTGTTGATTTACTTGAAAAAGCATTAAAGAAAACAAAACAGAATATGACAGCTAATGTTCAGGAAAAGATTCAAGAACTACTTGAACTTACTTTTGATGCAACTCTTGATACAGAAGGACAATCAACTTTTGCAAAAGCACCAAAATCTTATGTTTTAAAAGAAACTAATAATAGTTATGTTGGTCAAGTGATTACTGAAAATGAATTTAATCATCTTGTAAGTATAGTTAAAAGAGAAAAATTTGACCCTAATGCTTATAGAGAAGTTAACGAATTGAGAAAAAAAGCTAGAAAGCAAGAAAAATTTACTTTATAAAATTTAAATTATTTATTTAAAACCCGTAAGAAATTCTTACGGGTTTTTTATTTTACATATATCTCGATTTTAAATTAAATTAATTGTATTTATTATAAATAAAACTGAAGCAAAAACTTCAGTTTTGGTAATTAGGGGTACGGTCATATAGTTACAAAGATTATGAAAAATAAATTAACTACATTAGAATTTATTGAAAAAGCAAATAAAATACATAATAATATTTATGATTATTCTTTGGTTGAATATACGGGTAATAGAAATAAAATTAAAATAGTTTGTTCAAAACATGGAATATTTGAGCAAATACCATTTGACCATTTAGATGGTCATGGTTGTTCAAAGTGTTCACATCCAAGTAAAAAATCAACGATAGAGGAATTTATTGAAAAGGCAAATATTATACATGATAATAAGTATAATTATTCATTAGTAAAATATGTTAATGCACATAAAAAGATAAATATAATTTGTAAAAAACATGGTGAATTTTTACAAAAACCTAATGCTCATTTGTGTAGTCAAGGTTGTCCTATTTGTAAAAATTCGAAAGGCGAAGAAAATATTATAAAATATTTAAAAGAAAATAATGTTTTATTTGAATATCAAAAAAAATTTGATGATTGTAAAAATAATAAATATAAATTATTTTTTGATTTTTATTTGCCAAATCAAAATTTATTAATTGAATATGATGGTGAACAACACCATAAAATTTTTAAACATTTTGGCGGTAATATAAAATTTGAAAAAACTAAATTAAACGATAAATTAAAAACAGAATATGCATTAAACAATAATATTAAATTATTGCGTATTCCATATACTGAAAAGAAAAATCTTTCAGAAATATTAAAAAATAATATAAGTATTTTAATAAATACAAAATGACATGCCATTTTTCGCAAGACCAAACTTAGAGAATACTCAATTTAAGCAATTAAGTGGAAGTACACTAACCTTAGAAGGTCAGACTCAAATAGCATCTGTATCTGGTTTAACACTTACTGATGGTAATCCAATTCCAACTAATGTATTACTTACTGCAAGTGGTGCATCATTTTCAACAGATGGATATGTTTTAACATATTGTGATACTACAAAAACAATATCATTAGCACAATCATCTGCATCAGGTGGTTCGACAATATATAATGGTGCATCACCTACAACATGTTCTGTTGGTGGATTAGATATTAATACTCCTATTATAGGTTGTCAATTATCATGTATAATTGAAATGATGGTTGCACCAGTACTTTATCCTACATTAATATCGCCAAGTAGTTCACTTTCATTATCACCAACAACAACAATTTTTGAAATAGGTTGTAGTATTGCATTTACTGGAACAATAAATTTTGACAGGGGTAGTGTATTTCCCGTATATTGTGGTGGTACTCAATATAGAACAGGCGTTGCTGATTGTTATGTTTTTACAGATATGGGTGGTAATCAATATTCGGGAATAACTAATACATGCATAATGCCAAGTATAACAATATCATCTGGTAATAATACTGCATTTGGTGTTGTTGATTATACTGCAGGAATAGCACCTACAAAAAGTGATGGAAATTTAATGACAGGTTGTACATGTTCTGCAGATACAATTTCATCATGTGCTGTTGTTTGTGGTATATATCCATATTTTTATGGAAATAGTGTAAGTGTTCCTACTGCTGGTTCAGCATTACTTACAACAGGTACTAAATGTGTAATTGATAGTAGTAGTAATGTCATAGTAAATTATAATGTTACAAGCAAATATATTTGGCTTGCAACTCCCGCAACATCAACAACAAAAACTAAGTGGGAAGGTTCAAATGCACCAACAACAAATACAGAATCAATACCGGGTGGATTATTTAATGCACCAACAACAGTATCAGTAAATTCTCCAAGTTCTTGTTGGTCAGGAGTAAATTATAAATTTTACATTAGTAATTATCCAACAAGTACAATAGCTGGTGGTACTCCTTATAATATAACATTTAAAAATAGTTAAACATGGCAACACAATTAAATACAAATATAAAAGTTTCAGCACCTGCACCAATTGATAAACGATATTTAAGTGAAAGAACAGTTGGTGGTAGTCCATTGCCATATTCCGCAACAACAGAGGTAATTGCAATAATTCCTTCAAGTGAAAGATATATTGGATTAACAGTCAACATTAATAATGTTGATTATTGGTTTAAAAATGGTGTTGCTGATGGTAATTTGATATTAAAAACAGTTACGGGTGGAACAGTTAATATTATTAATGCAATAACTGGTGCAACAAATATTGGATTTTTTAGCGGAAAAACAGGTATACAAACACTTAATTTAAGTGGTGCTGGTTTTGGTTCATATATTGGTAATTATTATTCTGAATATAATAATTATTATAGAGATAGTTCAGGAATTGTAAGACTTGGTACACCAACATATCATGGGGCACTTAGACGTGCATATATAAATTCTGCAAGAACAGTTTCATGGTTATTTGACCAAGGTTTAAATGCATGGCAATTAAGTAGTGTTGATATTACTTCATATATTGGAAATTATGTTCCAATTATTGGATATACTGGTAGTGGATTTACAAATGCAACATGGAGTGGAAGTACATATAATGGTTCTGTTTTAGTTACAGCATATGGTAGTTTAAATACAGGTGTAACAATTACAGTAGGTAATCCAGTGTTTAATAATATACGATATAATGAACTTAGATTTAGAACAATAAAATCAAAAAATCCGGGTGTTATTAAAATAACAAACGATGATAGCTTTATATATTTTTCAGGTTCATCATTAACAAGAGGTCAAAATCTTGGTATTGGTATTGGTATTTATACTGGTGTAACTGGAAATACATTACAATTCAGGAGTATTCTTGGAACAGGTGGTACTACTGTAACAAATAATGGTGGTACAATTCTCATATCTTCAAGTAGTGGTGGTACAACAATAGGTGCTAATATTGGTATTGGTACTGGTATTTATAGTACTAAAGTTGGTGCTTCATTATTATTTAGAAGTCTTAAAGGTAGTGGTAATACCACAGTAATTCAAAGTGGTAGTACAGTTGTAATATATTCAAGTGGTGGTACTGGTAGTGAAAAATATACATATGGTTCACCTTCAGTATGTACTGTTGGTGGTTTACCTGCTGGTTCAACATTAACAGGTTTAACAGCAAATCAAATATTAGCAGAAATTTTAGTTCCAGAATTATGTGGTACAATTACAGCACCTTCAATTGGAATTGGATTAACTGCTTCAGGATTATATGAAATTGGTTGTAGTCTTTCTCAAACAGTTACTGGAACATTTAATAGAGGTTGTATTAATCCACAATATTGTAGTAGTTCAGATAAACGAAGTGGTTGTGCAATTTCATATTGTTTTACTGGTTGTGGAATGCCTTCTGGTTTTCAGAGTTGTGCATCATCACCTGCAATACAAACAAATCCAAGTTATAGTGTTATAATAAGTTCACAAAGTTGGGGAGTTTGTACTTGTTATGATGCAGGTAGTCCTGCTTTAGGTAGTAAAGGTACACAATATTGTACAGCACTATCAGCAGGTTGTACAAGTGCTGCAAACAGTTCAATTGTAGGTGTTTATCCTCTTTTTGGAACAACTTCAAGTATTACTGTTTTAACTAAACAATCATTAGTAGATATGACCACAGCAAATAATGTTCAAATGAATTTAGTTTCAGATAGTAGTCCAAATAAACAAAAATTTGAAATTCCATGTGCTTGGCTCAGTACACCAACTAATAGACCATTAGTAGGTGTTCAACAATATAATACTGTTTCAGCACAATGGGAATATCCGGGTGGTTCACAAGGAAGTTCATTAGCATTATGGAATTGTAGCACATCATCAGAAACAATACAAGGAAATTCAATTGGTTATTGTAGATATACATATAATGGTGTTGATAGAAGCGCAGTATGCATAAGATTAGTTTTTTAAAATATAAAATATGTCAAGAAATATAGGTACATTTAATTTTGCAGCAAATTTCGAAGGTCTTTTAAAAGCACCTATCGATGCAAAACAATTAGTTGGTACATATGCTGACCTAACATTACCTGCAACATGGTGTGGAAGTGGTAGTGTTTGGCTTTATGATGGTGCAGTAGTTTCAGTTGCTTCAGGTGTAAATAGAGGATTATTCTATTTATGTGATGCTAACAACTATACTTCAACAAGTAGTTGGATAAAAGTTGGAAGTGGAAGTGGTACATTAACTGGTGCAACAAATGGTTTACATCTTGCAAATAGTGGAACAACAGTTGCATTAGGTGGTAATCTTTTAAGTGGAACAACAATTAATGGTATTGGTTTACATAATATAAGTTTATCAAATCTCACCGATTTTCAAGTATCTACAAGTGGTTTAACAACTATTTTTGGTATTGATAATGTTGGTTTACTTTTTTTATTTTCAGGTGGTTCATTTTCTTATGAAGACAATGGTGGTATAAAATATGGTGGTGATTATGAAAGTTATTTCACTAATCGTTCTCTTATAACTAAACAATATGCGGATGAAATAGTTACTGGTTTAAAACCTAAACAAGTAGTTAAAGTAGCTACTACAACAAATTTAACATATCCTTTCAGTGGATTATCAACAATTGATGGTATTATACTTTTAAATGGTGATAGAGTTTTAATAAAAAATCAAATACCATTTATACCAAGTGGTAAAACAAATGGTATTTGGATTGCAAGTGCAAGTACGTGGACACGTGCAATAGATTTCGATGGTACACCAAGTGGTGAAGTAGTTTCTGGTTCATATGCATGGGTTTTAAGTGGTGATACAAATAAAAATACTTCATGGGTATTAGCAACGGATGACCCTATAATTGTTGACACTACTCCATTATTATTTGTTTATTTTAATCATGTTACTGATGTTAAAGCAGGAACAGGAATTACTGTTACAACTTCAGGTACAACACATATTATTAGTCTTAATGATGCAACACAAGATATACTTGCTGTTACAATTACTGGTGCAACAAATGGTGTTTGTAAATACGATAGTCATAATGTTTGTCTCGATAATACAATTCAAACAATACTTAATTCTACATTAACGGGTGTAACTGGTGGATTAACAAAATATAGTTGTCATGATGCTTGTCTCAGTACAATTACACAAAACATATTAAATATTTCAGTTACTGGTGCAACAAATGGCATTTGTAAATATGATAATCATAATATTTGTCTTGATGGTACTGTTTTTAATTCAGTATTAACAGGTGCTACAAATGGTATATGTAAATACGATAGTCATAATGTTTGTCTTACTACAATTACACAAAACACATTAAATACTTCAGTTACTGGTGCAACAAATGGTGTTTGTAAATACGATAGTCATAATGTTTGTCTTGATAATACAATTCAAACAATACTTAATTCAGCACTAACTGGTGCAACAAATGGTTTAACAAAACAAGGACGACAAGTTAAACTTGGTGGTAATTTAACTGGTGTTACTACTATTAATTTATGTAATAATAGTTTGCGTTTACAATCAGATAGTACAAATATTTATGGACTTGCAGATTTTAGTTTAAATACTATATATTCAGATTCAAAATTTAATATATGTTCTCAAAATGGAAGTAGTGCACAATGGGGATTATCTGGTAATAGTGTAAATATTGGCATGTATCATTGTATAAATCTTTCAAATGGAAGTAATATTAATATCTATAATACTGGAATTACATTTACAAATAAATGTTCAAGTGCATTAAAAATAGTTAATCTTGGTAATAGTGGTTTAACATATGGCGGTAATTATTGTAATAATAATCCACGTTGGATTCCTGATAAAGAATATGTTGATGAACAAATAAGCGGTACTTCAAATCTTGTTAAGATAAAACTTAATGGTTATTATTGTACATTAAATCAAAATTATTATACATATAGTTGCGATGATATTATTGCTGTATCTGGTGTTTCATCACATCCAATATTTTTACCATCATTACCAGTTGTTGTTTGTAATTACACTCAAAAAATAACAATTGTCGACATTTGTGGAAATGCGTTAGCAGACCCAATAACAATTAATGGTAATGGAACATGTATTAACAATGGTGGTTATTCTACAATTAATACTGATTATGGTTCAATAACATTTGTATATAATGGAATTTTTTGGAGTGCAATTGCTTTTGTTAACTAACGAATAATATTTAAATAGTTAAATAATTAAGAATAAAAAAACTATTTATTATTAAAAGAAAAATAAAATTATAATATATAATAAATAAAATTATGGCATTTAATACAAAAATTAAATTAACAAATCAACATGTTGAACAAACTCAAAATAGTTCATTAGTATTAAGTGGTAAAACTCAAGTTGCAACAGTTGGTGATTTAAGATATCAAATACATCCTGATTTTACTGGAAATACACAAGTTGTTGATAAAAGATATGTCGACCTTCAAGCAAGTGGTGCTACTGGTAGTACTGTTTATAAATTAGCAAGTCCTACTTCAGTATGTGTCGGTGGTATTGATGTTGGAACAATTTTAACTGGTAAAACATCAAACGAAATACTAAAAGAAATATTAGTTCCTACTTTAAATCCAGTTTTAACTAATCCATCAAGTTCAATTTCTTTAAATCCTTCAGGAACTTTTGAAGTTGGTTGTAGTATTTCAACATTATGCGTAATAACTACATTAAATCAAGGATGTATTAATCCACAATATACAGCAACATGTAATAAAATAAGTAATGGTGCATGTTGTTATAAATATAATGGTGTTGGTGTTACTGGAAATTATGCATGCACTGCATTAAGTGTAACTAAATGTGCTGCTTCTTATGTTATTTCTGCGGGTACACAAACATGGTGTTCATGTGTAACATATTGTGCTGGTGTTCAGCCAAAAAATAGTGCAGGTGGTAATTATGGTTCACCTCTTTCTGCTGGTGATACAACACAACAAACAGCATCATTAACAGGTATTTATCCATATTTTTGGGGTAAATGTACTTGTCCCGGTGCTGCGGGAGCAAATCGTCCAACAGCAACAAGTGCTATGGTAGGTGGTGGAACTAAAATTGTTGCAAGTTCATCAAGTTCTATTAGTATTAATTTTAATAGTGGTAGTGATGATTATTTGTGGTTTGCATATCCAGCATCAAATACAGATAAAACATGTTGGTGTATAACTGCACTTAATAATGGTTCTATTGGTGGCGGTATTAGTCCTGCATGTAATTTATTTCCATCATCTAATATAACTAGTGTTACAACAGTTTGTTGGTCAGGACAAAGTTATAAAGTTTATATTAGTAATAAACAAACATGTGTAACATCATCAATGTTAATAAGTTAATAAATAAAAATATAAAAAAATGGCAATACAATTAAATGATAATTTAAAGATTAATGTTGGAAATCCAATTGATTCAAGATATTTAAATTCTTGTAATTATCCATATGTGAGTGTTGCAGCAGTTAATGCTGACATTCCTCAATCACAAAGATATAGTGGTTTAACAGTAAATATACTTAATACTGAATATTGGTATCAAACAGGTACTAATGATGGTAATTTGGTAATTAAAAATGCCAGTGGTACAACTTTATGTGCAAATAATGGTTTAGCAAAAAATGGTAATATAGTATCGTTAGGTGGTATATTAACTGGTGATACATTAATATCATTACCACTTAATTCCCAAATAACATTAACTGTTGGTCAAGGTAATCCTGCTAATTTTAATGGTGGATATTTTTCTGTAACAAGAGATTGTATTTTAGCATGTAATAATAAAGTGTTTATTGGTGCAAGAAGTGGTTCAAGAAGTGCAATAACTATAATACCAACAGGTATTACAGTTTGTAGCGATATTGGTAGTTTTAAAGGTATTGAATATTATTGTGATTATAGCGTAAATTATACTAATCGTTCATTAGTTGACAAAGGTTATGTTATTAGTGTAATTTCTGGTAGTACTGGTGGAACTAATATTTGTTCAAGTGATACACAAATAATATTCAATAAAAATAATATATTAAGTGGTAGTACAGGTTTAATTTATTGCCACACAATAGATGCATTACAAATTAATAATGGAAGTCAAGCATTAGGTTGTGGTTCAGTAGCAATGGCTGGTGGTAGTACTACTTATAGTGGTGCAACAAATTCTGTAGCAATGGCTGGTGGTTATACTTGTGCTGATTATTCAATAGCAATGGCTAATGGTACTGCTTGTGGTATTAATTCAATAGCAATTGGTAATGCTATTACTTATGGTTGTAATTCAGTAGCAATGGCTGTTGGTGCAACACATGGTTGTAATTCAGTGGCAATTGCTAATGGTTTTACAGACACTGGTGCAACAAATTCAGTAGCAATGGCTAGTGGTGCTGCATTTGGTTGTATGTCAGTAGCAATGATTGGTGCAACACATGGTTGTTGTTCAATATCAATGATTGGAGAAGCATATGGAGATTGTTCAATAGCAATGAATGATGGAACTACATATGGTATTAATTCAATAGCAATGGCTGGTGGTATTACTTGTAGTGGTGCAACAAATTCAGTAGCAATGGCTAGTGGAACTGCTGTATGTGGTTTTAATTCAGTAGCAATGGTTTGTGGTATTACATATTCTGATTGTTCAGTAGCAATGGCTTGTGGTCAAGCATGCGGTTATTTTTCAGTAGCAATGGCTGGTGGTACTACTTTTGGTAGTAATTCAGTAGCTATTGGATGTAATAGTATTACATGTATTGGATGTAATACAGTAGCAATGGCTGGTGGTATTACATTTTGTGATAATTCAGTAGCAATGGTTAATGGTTTTACTAATGCTTGTTCTTCAGTAGCAATGGCTGGTGGTACTACTAATGGTTTTAATTCAGTAGCAATGGTTAGTGGTCAGACAAATTGTATTAATTCAGTAGCAATGCTTGGTGGTATTACTTGTGCTGATTGTTCTATTGCAATTGGTATTAATAGTAGTACTTGGGCTTGTAATTCAGTAGCAATGACTGGTGGTTTAACTTGTGCTGAATGTTCAGTAGCAATGAATGGTAGTATTTCAAATTGTTGTAATTCAGTTGCAATGGCTTGTGGTTGCACAAACGGAATTAATTCAGTTGCAATGGCTTGTGGTTACACAAACGGAATTAACTCAATTGCAATGAATACTGAAAGTGTTACTTTTAGTGATGAATCCGTAGCAATGGCTGGTGGTCAAACAAACGGAATTAATTCAGTAGCAATGGCTTTAGGTGCAACGCAAAGCGGTGCAACATATTCAGTAGCAATGGCTGGTGGTCAAGCAAATAATTGTTTTTCAGTAGGAATGGTTTGTGCTCATGCAGTTGGTTGTTTTTCAGTAGCAATGGTTTGTAGTCAAACATATGGAATTAATTCAGTGGGAATGATTAATGGAATTGTTTGTAGCGATTGTTCAATAGCAATGATTGGTGGAACTACATTTGGTTGTAATTCAGTGGCAATGATTAATGGAACAACACAAACTGGAGCAATAAATTCAATAGCAATGATTGGTGGAACTACATTTGGTTGTAATTCAGTGGCAATGATTAATGGTTATACTGATACTGGTGCAACTTGTTCTGTAGCGATTGGTGTGGGTAGCATTACATATTGTTGTGGTTCAATAGCAATGATTGATAGTATTGCATGTAGTATTTGTTCAATAGCAATAGCTGGTAGTAGTACATATGGTAGTGCAACATATTCAGTAGGAATGGCAAGTGGTGTTGCAGGTGGTTATAGTTCTGTAGCAATGGCTGGTGGTCAAGCAGATGGTTGTTATTCAGTAGCAATGGCTGATAGTCGTACGTGTGGTAAATATTCAGTAGCAATTGGTTGTGATAGTATTTCATGTAGCGATTGTTCAATAGCAATGCTTGGTGGTATATCAACAATTAATTGTTCAATTTCCATAGGTAATATAATTTGTGGTAATGTTACTGGTTGTACTGTTACAATAAATAACATATTAAATTTAACACCAACAACAACACCAGCAAATCCAACACTAGGTACAATATTTACTTGTTGCACAGATAATCATTTATATTTCTATAATGGTGGTGGTTGGAAACAATTAGATAATCCATAAAAAATATTTTTAATATTATTAACTTTTTATAAATATTTTAGTATTTATAAAATATTATAAAAAATTATAATAGTATGATAAATAAGAAAATTTATGATAATAGATGACAAAATAAAAGATGATGATAAATTTGCAATTGTACATGTTGAAGGTGGTCATGGTAAATGTATAATGTCTAGTGCTTTAATAAGAGCAATAAAAAAAGCATATCCTGAATATAAAATTGTGGTTGTTTGTGCATGGGACGGACCTTATTTTTATAATCCAGACGTTTTTAGATTTTATACTTTTGGTCAAATGCAGTACTTTTTTTCAGATTTTATTCGACCAACAACTAAAATTTTCAGACATGAAGTTTATCATAGTGAAGACCATATTCTTCAAAGAAAACATCTTACACAATCTTGGTGTGATATGTTTAATATTCCTTATGATGGATATAAACCAAAAATATATTTAAATCCAAGAGAAATTGAAATTGCTAAAGATAAAATAAAACCGGATAATAGACCAATTATGTTATTACAAACACATGGTGGTTCTCCACAAGGACAATATTCAAAAAAATCTTGGTATAGAGATATGCCAATTGAAATTGCTCAAAAACTTGTAAATTATTTCAATAAATCATATAGGATTTTACATATTAAATCTCCAGAACAACCAGTTCTTCAAGGAGTGGAACAACTTAATTTACCACATAGAGAATTATATGCAGTATTTCCATTAAGTACTAAAAGATTATTTATCGATAGTTTTGCTCAGCATGTAGCAGCAGCTTTGGATTTACAAAGTACTGTTGTATGGATTGGAAATAAACCAGAAGTTTTTGGTTATGCTGAAAACATTAATGTTATACCAAGTGCAAATTATGTAAGAGAATTAAATAAATTTAGTTATCTTGACCAATTCGATATCGCAGGACAGATACAGCAGTTTCCTTATGATACGGTAAATGTATTAGATATAAATAAAATTATTGAAGCAGTTAATAAACAAAAGTAAATTAGAATTGAATTTTGTTGTAACAATTCAAGTATTTATATTAAAATAAAATTATGGCACAAGGATTAGATTTTAGCATTCAATTACCTTCTAATATTGAATCACCAATGTTGATTGATGAAGTATCATCAAATGAAATTTATATTGGTGTTTCAGCAAATAGTAAAGACATAAGTAAAGATACTTGGAAAATAAAAAGAATTTGTAAATCAGGTAGTGAATGGAGCATAGGTTTTCCAAATGGTTCTCAAGAATTTGGTTTTGCTTGGGATTGTAGATTTGGTTTCACATATTCGGCATAAGATTATATATAATACAATAATCATTTTTATTTTGGCAAAAACAAAAGCCAATTTAAATCTATTTAGTATTTATAAAAAAGATATTATAATGGCAACTTTCACAGTAGATTTGTTATCTGGAAACATATTTTTATTTAATGGTAATTTCAGTGGTAGCGGAAGTACACCAACAACAGGTTCAACATATCCACAAGTAAATTTATATACAGATTTACCTGCTGCAGGTACGTCAAGTGGTAAAATTTATGTTGTTAGAAGTGGTAGTGGCACTTATGTTGCTAATAGAAAATCATCTGGATTTTATTTTAGTAATGGTAGTAGTTGGAAATTTCTTGGTGATACACCTGATTATTTTAAATCAAATAATTTTCAAATATATGATAGTGTAGATAATGCTAAAGGTGTAATGTTTATTACATCAGGTATTAGTACAAATAATTTTAGAAATTTAACTATTCAAAATTCGGATGGTACTTTAGCGTATCTTACTGATTTAAATACTAAAGTAGATGTCAGTGTTTTTAATAACTTTACGGGTACTACATTACCAACATTTTATTATAATAAAGCACAAATTAATAGCTATACTGGTAAAACAAATACATTAATTGGAACTAAATTAAATATAATTAATTTTAATAACTTTACTGGTACTACATTACCTACAAATTATTACAATAAGACTCAAATTAATAATTATACTGGTTCAACAGGTTTGCAACAAGTTACTGAAATTAATGCTAGTACAAATATTGAAAGTAGTTTTAATGGGGGTTTAGTTTCAAGTAAAATTAGACCAACTGGTGACACAGTATCTGCCATTACAATTAATAAAGCAGATGGTATAACGCCAATTATTACAATAAATACAATAAGTGGATTAACTGGTTTTGGAACAATAACACCAAAAGGTCTTGTACATGCATATGGAATAGATACTATTGGTGATTTAATTGGTACTGAAACTAATGCGCTTATTATAGACGGTTCTTTAGATGTTGATAAAAATGTTCAATGGGCAGAAAATGGCGTTGCTAAATGGCTTGCAGAAACTTATAGAGATGAAAATGCAAAATTTTGGTATCTTTATAATATTGACGATAATAATAGTCCAATAGTGATTTCAGAAACTGGTAGATTTGGTGTCAATAGCCCAAGTAATATTATGAATAGTCATGCTGCATTAGTAATAGGTGGTCCAAATGATATATCGATTGGTGGAATATATACTCGAAATTATATAAGTATTTTTGAGTTTGAAATTGATAGTATTACTGGTACAACAGATACTTTTAGATGGAAAATAAGTATTGACCAAGGACAAACTTTTAGTGCTTGGTCAATAAGTAGCGGTTGTACAACTGGTGCAACATTAATTTATGCTGGTATTACAGTTCAATTTAAAAATATTACTGGACATGGTTTAGGAACAACATTTATTTTTGCCGCTTTTGGACAATTACCAATTGGAACTTTTGTTGTATCAACTGTTGGTTTTACTGATGTTCAACAAACATTAGATTATACTGCAAATCCTATTATTTATAATAATATAACTGCAGAAGCAAATAGTAGTACTTTAGGTGGTGATGTTATTATATTTAATTCTGGTACTACTGTTAATGCTATTTATTTTGGAACACAAGTTAAAATAGATAGTATCTATGTAAATATGTTAAATATTGCTTCAGGTATTATTTTAGTTACAGAATATTGGACAGGTAGTATGTGGGTTGATATTAATAATTTTAATAATAATTATATAGATTGTACAAAAAATTTAACACAAAGTGGTTCATTATCATGGGATAGTACATTAATGACAAATTGGATTCAAGATGATTTGTCTGACTTACCGGGAGATGAAAATTATTTATATTGGATACGAATAAGAACAACAACAAATCCAATCATTGCTCCTATTGCAAATAGTTTTGCTCGTGGTGGTAATTATAGATTTGCAATAATGTCTTCACCAAATGATACTGTTCCACATATGTATGTTGATAGTTTAGGTCGTGTAAATATTGGTGGTGGCGTAATAACAAGACTAAATAAATTTCAAATCAATGAAGCAAATTTTCTTGATGTTGCTGTTGGTAGTCAGAGTCTTATTGAAATGGATTCCAATAATGCTAATGCTGCTGATTTAAGAATAAAATTAAGTTCAAATGATGCGATTGGTACTGGTTTAGCAATTGTTAAGACGAGAGGTACTTTATGTTCAGTATGTGGAGTACAAAATGGTGACGAAATTGGACACGTTTGGTTCAGAGCACGTATTGCTAATACTGGTGCAACAGTAAACTCAATTATATCACAATATACAGGTAATGGTTTACTTGGTTCATATAATGGTGATATATTATTTAACACTGCAACTAATTCAGTTCCGACTGAAAAGGTAAGAATTACTGCTGTTGGAAACACAGGTTTTGGCATAGTACCAACTGCTGTTATACATTTGAAAGCAGGTACTATAACAAATGCACCACTTAAATTTACAAGTGGTTCATTACTTAGTAGTCCAGAAGTGGGGGCAGTTGAATTTGATGGTTATAATTTTTATTTTACTATAACTGGTAGTACAATAAGAAAAACATTCTCATCTCTTGAAAGTCCAATATTTACTGGAAATCCAGAATTACCAGTAAGTACTTGTTTAAATAATATAAATTTATGTAATTTTATATTAAATTCCGGTGGTACTAATAACAACACTTTATTCAAAACATGTGATTTTAATGCATATACTGGTAGTACACAACCAGCAATCGTTAAAGTAATTACTGGCGCAACAAATGGTATTTGTAAATATGATAATCATAATATTTGCCTTGGTGGTATATTAACTGCACCAATAATAATTTGTGGAAATCAAGATTTTTGTTTACAAAGTAGAAGAATTAATATTGCAAGTTCATGTGGTGCTCAAATATATGATAAAAATGGTTGTGGTATGGAATTTTATAGCAGTGGTGGTACTATTTCTATAAAAGGTATGACAAGTGATGGTACAGAAGCAATACGTTTTCAATTAAGTAATACTCAAGTAACAATTACTGATAGTAGAGCAATACCAAGAGGTTTTGAATATAATAATGATTATAGTAGTACTTTCAGTTCAAATTCTTTGGTTTCAAGAGCATATGTTGATACAGTTGCAACAGGTTTACAAGTACATGCTGCTGTTGAAGTAGCAACAACAGGTCCTGTAACACTTTCAGGTTTAACAATAATTGGTGGTGTTCAACTTACCATAGGTATGAGAGTTTTAGTTAAAAATCAAGCAAGTGGTGCTACAAATGGTGTTTATACCGCATCAACAACCAATTGGGGTCGTGCATCAGATTTTAATGGCTCAGTTTTTGGTGATGTTGTTTCAGGTGCTTATATGTCAGTTATCAGTGGTGCAACCAATAAAAATACTTCATGGATTCTCACAACACCTAACCCAATTTATATTGGAATTACACCTTTAACATTTGTATTATTCAATTCTACCCAAGGTACTGTTAGTGGTAATGGTATTTGTGTTACATCAGTAGGTGGAAACTATAATATTGCAGTTAAATTAGCAAGCAATTCAAGTTTATGTAGTGATGTAAGTGGTTTATATGTAAATTCAGCCATTGCAGGAATTGGTTTACAATATAGTACTGGTGTTATTAATTTAAATGGTTCAAGTCTTGCAGGAAACAGTATTTGTTGGTCAGGTAATAGTTTTAATGTAAATGTTAATAGTGGTACACTTAGTACTACTTTAACAAGTAAATTAAATACAAGTATATATCAAACATATACTGGTACAACAGCACCTGCAACATATGCAAGTAAATCATTTGTAAGTGGTTATACTGGAATAACAGCACCTAATACTTTTGCTTCAAAGTCATTTGTAAGTGGTTATACTGGAACAACAGCACCTAATACTTTTGCTTCAAAGTCATTTGTAAGTGGTTATACTGGAACAACAAATGCAATATTAAATAAAAAAGCAAATATAAGTGGCGTGACATTTACAGGTGTAGTTAATGTATGTACACCAGCAACAAATGATAATAGTAATTGTGTAATAAATAGTGCATGGTATATTGGTCAATGTGCAACAGCAATGCCTTTAATGGATGGTACTGCTACAGTTGGTACTTCAACATTATGGGCAAAACAAGACCATACACATCCAAGTGATACAAGTAAATTATTTACAAGTGGTGGTACAATGAGTGGTACATTAAAAGGAACTATAATAACAGGTTCAACAAGAGTATGTTCTCCAATAGTATGTGGTACTTCATGTGTTCAAACAGCATTATTATGTTCAACAGGTACAGTAAAAGGAACTATAATAACAGGTTCAACAAGAGTATGTTCTCCAATAGTATGTGGTACTTCATGTGTAAGTGGTGCTATTATATCAGGTTCAACTTGTATGATAACATCAGTTATTAGAATAAAAACAGGTGCTGGTATAGGAAAAGTTTTAACTTCGGCAGCAGATGGAACAGGTTGTTGGTGTAATCAAGCAGCATCAGTTCCTTTCTGTTGGGTAGGTACTACTGCTAATGGTGTTGGTACATATGTTAATATGAGTTGTATATGTTCACAACCTAATATGACTTTTAATGGTAGTACTTTATCTGTAACTGGTAATATTAATGCAAGTACTTATATATGTTCACCAATAATAACAGGTAGTACAAGAGTATGTTCACCTATTGTTTGCGGTACATCATGTATAAAAAGTCCATTGATTTCTGGTGGAACAAGTGCATTCGCTCCTACTCCTGCAGTAAATAATAATAGTACTTGTATTGCAACAACAGCATGGTATATCAAACAAGGTAGTACTGCACTTCCATTAATGGATAGTACAGCAACAAGTGGTAGTTCAACATATTGGTCAAGACAAGACCATGTACATCCAAGTGATACAAATAAAATATCATTAATAAGTTATAGTGGTTATACACCCGGTACAGGTGCTACTGTTACTATTGATGCAAGGGTAATGAATCATCAAATTACAATGCCAGCAGGAAATATAACAATTGCAGTATCTAACGCAACAAACGGATTAAAATTTTTTGTACATATTACACAAGATGGTGTTGGTGGACGTACAGTTACTTGGTTTAGTACAATTAGATGGGCAGGTGGTACTGCTCCAATATTAACAACAACAGCAAGTAAACGTGATGTATTGGGTTTCTTTAGTACATCAAGTAATACTTATGATGGTTATTTAGTAGGATTAAATATATAATAATGGTTATAACATATAATACATCAGGTACTTTTATTTGGACATGTCCATTATATCTAACACAAATAAGAGTTGAATGTTGGGGTGCTGGTGGTGGTGGTGCAACAAAGACAACTATTACATATGGTGGTGGTGGAGCAGGTGGTGGTGCATATTCAAGTGGTTTTGTTAATGTTATTCCCGGTTCTGGTTATACTATTATAGTTGGAAGTGGTGGTGCTGCAGGTATAAATGGTGGTGATAGTAGTTTTAATGTTACTACTGTTGTTGCAAAAGGTGGTACAGGAGTAATACTTGATAGTACGGGAGGTACACAAGGTGGACAAGCAAGTAGTGGTACAGGAACTATAAAATATAATGGTGGAAATGGTGCAAATAGTTATCCGGGTGGTATTCTTGGTGCTCCAAGAGGTGGTGGAGGTGGCGGTGCTGCTGGAAATAAAAATGCTGGTGGAAACGCAATTATGGCTTCAGGTGGTACTGGAGGAGTAGCTGGTGGTGGTGCAGGTGGAAATGGTACTATAACATTACCTAGTTCAAATGGTTATCCGGGTACTGCTCCGGGTGGTGGAGGTGGTGGTGCTATTAGAGCATATACGGGTGGAACATCAATTGGTGGTACAGGAGCAAGTGGAAAAATTGTTATTACTTATTGTGAAGTTTCATTTTTTTAAAATAAAATATTAGTATTTATAATTAAAAATATAATCATGAAATTAACTAATTTTATTGCAAATTTTTTTAGAGGTAGTGGTTCTGAAAGTAGTATGAGATTAATATTTATATTAACTGCATTAACTACATTAACTGGATTACTTACTATAGATATAAAGTTCGCAATTCATATTATTAAATATACTGGAGTTGAAATTGCAGCAGTAATTGGTGCTAATTCATTATTTTTAGGTAGTGTTATTTATGGTAAAAACAAAGCGAAAACAATTGAAAATGACGGTAAGTTGATAGATAATAAAATAAATAATATAGACAATACTGATAGTAGTACTAAAACTGATAAATAAAAATGGACTATTCAACATTTAATATTAATAATTTTTTTATTAAGAAAGATAGCACACTTCCTGAATTAAAATATCCATTAATTCAACATACATTAGAACAATATGATATTACTGCAGATATGTTAGAAAATGTTGCAGTTACTGTATCAATGATTGATGAAAATGGATTATATCGAATTGCTAACGCACCAGCAAATCTTGTTGTTAATAATGATAGACCAGATTTTCCTGCAGAAGAAAAATATACATTAACATATAGGTTTAAGTTAAGAGATACAAGAAAAGCAGGTAATTATAAAATGGAATTTAAATTAGACTTTATTTCATCTGGAAATGAGGGCGGTTGCGGTAAAATAACATTACCTGTTAATGGATATATAAATGTTATAATATCTAATAGTATTACAAAAACCACAGTAATTTAAAATATTAATTGACATTTAAATTTTTTTAATTATCTTTGCATGTAAAGTCAAAAAGTTATATGCAATCACTACCCCCATTCATAGTTTGTTGTGAAAGAATTTCTAAAAGACAAGCATATTATCTTAGGTTTCAATATAATGAAGGATTAATAAATAATCTTAAATCATTACCTGAAGAAACTCGTAAATGGAATGCTGGTATGATGGTATGGGAAGTAACTACAATGTCATTATTTTCTTTAATCAAAAAATATAAAGGTTCAAATAAAATTCATTTTGACTTTGGTAATGATGATAGTCGAAATATTTTCATTCAACAAATACAAAAACTTGAAATTGCTGAAGCAGAGAAACGTAAATTTATTGCCGAATTAAATATTAAGAAAGAATTTTGGGTTAAATACAAGCAAGAATTAGAAGAAACTTATGAAAAATATATAGATGTTGTACAAAAAAATTTAAAACCAAATATAACATTATTTAAACATCAAGTTGTAGGAATAATGTTTTTAAATGTAGTAAGAAATGCATTATTAGCTCTAGGGATGGGTTCAGGAAAAACTTTAATCTCAATAGGTTATGTAGAAATGAATGATTTTAAAAAAGTAATTGTTATAACACCCAACTCATTGAAATACAATTACTTAAATGAAGTAAAAAAATTTTCAAACAATTCACAAGTTTTTATTGTTGGTAAAAAAAATACGTGTAATATTGAAAATAGTAAATACATTATCTTCAATTATGATTATTTTAATTCATCTGATTTTAATAAGGTAAAAGATAAGTTTGATAAATTAAATATAGGTAAAATAGATTGTTTAATTGCAGATGAGTGTCATCGTATTTCTTCAACCTCAACAAATACGTATAAAGCGTTTAAAAGATTATTTAAAGACGATATTTTTAATGATGGAAAAATATCAAAAATTTTTATGTCCGGGACTCCAGCAAAATCGCACGCATATCAGTTATATAGCGTGTTACATCAAATTTCACCATTAGAATTTCCAACAAAAGATAAATTTTATAAAATTTATTGTGGAATGTCGTATAATATTGATGGCTTTGGTTGGGAAACAGATATTAGTTTAACAAAATTCGAAGAATTATTTAATAAAATAAGCCCATTTACATACAGAAAAAAACTTGAAGAAATGCTTCTCGATTTGCCAGAGAAAACAGTACAAAAAATAGTTCTTGAAATGACACCTAAAGAATATGAAATATATTATGAATTAGAAGATGGAACAATTAATGAGTTTAATGATAAAAAAATCATACATCCATTAGCAATATTAAGTAAGTTACGAGAATATACTAGTCATTTGAAAACAAATAGTGTGAGAGAATTAATAGATTCAATTTTAGAATGTGGCGATAAATTAGTAATTGTAGATTTTTTCAAAAAAAGTTTACATGAATTACATGATAAATATCCTGAAATATCAAAACTTCATATTGGAGATGTTTCTGATACTGAAAGAGCCGAAATTGTTAGAGATTTTCAAGATGAAAATGGAAAAACCAAATTATTATTGGGTTCTCAAAGTACAATTTCTGAAGGACTTACATTAACAGCAGCAAATAAGATTGGTATTATTACAGTACCGTGGACACCTTCTGATATGGACCAGATAGTTTTTCGAATTTATCGCATAAATCAGCGCAATGCAGTTAATGCATATTTTTTTGTATATAAAGATACTATAGATGAATACGTTTTCGATTTATGTGAAAAGAAACATCAAGAACTTTCAATGGTAATTGATGGGAAAAAATCCGAATCAGACATTAATCAAAGTATTATTAATGATTTAATCGAAATTATTAAAAATAAACATAAAAAATAGAATTATTTTAAAAATTAAAAGTATTTATATATAAAGATAAGTAGTAATATGAAAAGAGAAAAAATATTAGTTGATACAATTACGATTAAAATATCGAAAGTTTTATCTGAAAAATATAAAAAATTTTGTGATGACAATGGCTTATCACTTTCCAAAAGATTAAGGTTTTTCATGGAAAAAGATATTGAAGGTAAAATTGAAATAAAAAAATAATACTATGTTAATAAATATGAAATGATATTGGATGAATTTGTTGAAACAATATGGCATGCAAGTAATAAAAAATATTATCAAAATAAAGGTTATGTTTTTACAAAAATTAATAATAAAATTTTAATTAAAGTTTCTGATTTAAAAAATGGAAGTCATTGTATGGTTCATGTTAAATGTGATATATGTGGAAAAGAAAAATATTTAACATATAAGGTTTATAATAAAAATATTAAATCTGGTGGTTATTACGGATGTTCAGACAAATGTTCAATTAATAAATATTATGAAACAAATTTAAAAAAATATGGATATAAAAATCCAGTTAATTCAGATGAAATTAAACAAAAAACAAGACAAACGTGTTTAAAAAAATTTGGTGTTACAACAAATTTATTATGTGAAGACACCAAAAATAAAATAAAAGAAACGACTATAAAAAAATTTGGTTGTAAACATAATTCACAATCTAATATAATTAAAGAAAAGAAAAAACAAAATGATTTGAAAAAATATGGTGTTAATTACTTTTTTAATACTAAAGAATTTAAAGAAAAATCAGAAAAAACCAATTTGGAAAGATATGGATATAAAAATCCAGTTAATTCTAATGAAATTAAAGAAAAAACAAAACAAACTAATTTAAAAAGATATGGCTGTGAATATACGCTACAAAATAAAGAAGTAAGAGAAAAGATAAAACAAACCAATCTTAAAAAATACGGTGTTGAAAATATTACTATGAATAAAAAATATTCTGAAAAAGCAAAAAACACAATGATTGAAAGATATGGTGAATTATGGCTAAAACACGCTCCCAAATATAATGCAAATTCAATAATTTATTTAGATATAATTTCAGAAAAATTGGGTTTACCAATACAACATGCATTAAATGGCGGTGAAAAGAAATTTATAAGATATTGGGTTGATGGATATATTGAAAAATATAATATTTGTATTGAATGGGATGAAATTAGTCATAACGAAACAAAACAAAAAGAACGTGATTTAATTAGAGAAAATTTTCTTAAAGAAAAGCACAATTGTCATATTATAAGAATTAATGAAAAAGAATTTCTTAAAGATATTGACAATCAAATTAACATTGTTTGTAATAAAATAAATAATATTATAAATTTAATTAATACAACCATATAACATGGCTACACTTTATACTTGGAATATGAATCCAATTCGAGATGTTTTATTAAATATGTTATTATCAAATGCTAATATATCTGATGATAATATAAAGGAAGAAATTCACAATATTTTCATTGAAATCTTTAAACCTTATTTAAAAAATGAAGGTGATTTAATTTATTTAGATTTTAAGATAAAAAAATCTAAAGAGTATTATAAATTTATTGCAAATAATTTACCAACAAGTCTTTGGAGTATAGGTATTTTAATGGAAAATCCCAGCATGGTAATGAAAGACAATAAATATAAATATGGTGATAAAATATATACTTTTAATAACAAAACTAAAACGTTGAAATATGTTACGTTAAATAAATAACATTAAAAATGAATAAACAAAACATATTGGGTGAAATTAAAGGATTTCTTGAAGGTTATAATAATGATTTAAAATATTTAGTTAATGTTGAAACCGACCCAAGAACAAATATTGCCCAATGCATAATACATGAACCAAATAAAGAATCAAGAATAGAAAACATTAAATATATTCCATTTCTTTATATGAAAGATTTATCAAAAGTAAAGAAATTATATGAAGGTCAATCTGAACAATATATTGAAAGTAAAAAAATTAAATATGGAATTACTATTATTCCATTAAAAACTGGTAATCAAAAAAGATTAGTGGAAGGTTATTGTTATAAAATAACCAGTAGTAGGTCATATAATGATATTAGAAATTATTTTAAAGATGGTGGTATTGACCCATATGAAAAATTAATTGATGATAATGACCAGATAGTTAAAGATAAAAAAGGTGAACCAATTTATTTATATAGGGATTTGTTTTATGCACCAAGAACAACTGAACAATTTTTTATTTCAACACAAACAAGACTTTATAAAGGATATGAAGAATATAAAAATGTTCATAAATTAACATTTGATATTGAAACCACTGGTTTACGTTATCAAATTGCCAGAGTATTTGCAATTGGGGTTAGAGATAATCGTGGTTTTGAAACAATTCTGGAAGTAGATAAAACAAATGATGATGAATCTGAAATTCGACTAATTCAAGATTTTTTTAATTTAATTAATCATTTACATCCAGCAGTTATTTTAGGACATAATTCTGAAACATTCGATTTTGACTTTATTCTAGGTAGAGCAAAATTATTAAAAATGGATTTAACTGAAGTACCTACCGGACTTAAAGAAGGAATACAATTAAAAAGAAGAGGTAATGTTTCTGTTAAGTATGGTAACACTGCTGACAAATATACTGCTACAGAAATGTGGGGATATTCAATTATTGATACATTACATGCTGCAAAACGAACTGCAGCAGTAAATTCTGATTTAAAATCAACAGGATTAAAATATATTGCAAAGTTTGAAAAATTGGCAAGACAGAATAGAACATATATCGAAGGAGAAGATAATTCAATTGGTAAATATTATAATGAAAATAAAATATTTCTTATCGATGAAAAAAATAATTATGTTCAAGTACCTGATGAATATCAGGAAGTATCAAGAAATTTATACAAACTTCAAATTAATAAAACCAATTTTGATGATGAACAATATAAAGTATTAAAAAAGACATATCTTGATGAATGTAAGGGTTTTATAGATTGGTTTAAAATAGAAGCACTTCCAAAAAATTTAATTATATTTATTGGTGGTAAGAAACTTGTAAAACAATATCTTCTTGATGACTTGTGGGAAACAGAACAAGTCGATGAATTATATAATCAATCATCATTTATGCTTGCTAAAATAGTACCTACTACATATCAACGTATTTGTACAATGGGTACTGCAGCAATATGGAATTTGCTTATGACTGCGTGGAGTTATGAAAATGATTTGGCAATACCTCAATCAGATAAATATGAAAAATTTAGTGGTGGTTTAGCAAGATGTTATAAAACAGGATATTCAAAACGTATTATTAAAATTGATTATGCCAGTCTTTATCCTATGATTCAATTAACAGAAGGAGTATTTCCAATTTTTGATATTACAGGTGTTATGAAAAAATTATTACTTTATCTTACAACTACTCGTAATATTTACAAAAAATTGGCAAATAGTACTAAATTGGATAAGGAAGAAGTTGAATTGTTAAGACAAATTGACCCTGAAATACATGTGAAATATATTAATAATGAACTTACTGCAGCAGATGTTGCAATGTCTAAAGTCAAACAATTACCTATTAAGATTTTAAATAATTCATTATTTGGTGCATTGGGTTCGAATATTTCATTTAACTGGTCAGATAATGTTTGTGCAGCAAGAATTACTTGTGTGGGTAGAATTCATTTAAGACATGCAATTAATTGGTTTAGTAAATATGGTTGTATTGCATTACTTGCGGTTACTGATGGTATTAATTTTCAATATCCTGAAAGAACTAATATTAGTTTAAATGGAGCAATTGAAGGAATAATGGATTACGATGGTACAATTGAAGAAATGTGGAAGTATGATGATAAAGTAGGTATTGATGCACTTATTGAAAAATATAATAAGGAAGAGTTTCAAAGTAATACATCAAATAAAACTAATTATATAAGCATAGATAACGATGGCAAAAGTATTTCTTGTTTAAATCTTTCACGTATTAATTATGGTACACTTTCAATGGCTAAAGATAAGAAAACTGGTGAAATGAAAGAAAAAATTAAATTAACTGGTAATACTATCAAGTCTAAAGTAATGCCTGAATATATTGAAGAATTTATTGATGAGGGATTAAAAATGATTCTTCATGGTCAAGGTAAAGAATTTGTAAAGTATTATTATGATTATGCTGATGATATTCGTTATATGAGAATTCCTTTAAAGAAAATTGCAAGTAAGAGTAAAATTAAAAAAACTTTAAGTGCTTATAAAAAAAGAGGTGATGATAAAAATGGTAGAGAAAAGGGCATGCAAGCACATATGGAATTATTAATTGAAAAACGTGAAAAAATTGGAGAAGAACTTTTTGAAAAGCATAAAGATAGTCTTAATCTTGAAAAATTAAAAAAAGAACCCACTATTGATGATAAAATGAAGTTAATTGCTAATTACATGCCAGCAGAACCTGAATTAGATAGCGTGGTATATTATGTAAATAGTGGATATAAAAAATCTCATGGAGATTCACGTAAAATTATTGATAAAATTACTGGTGAAGAAAGATATTGTGCCACATTAATTAATAATGAAGACCTTCAACAAAATCCAAATATGACAGGGGTTTATAATTATGCGAAATATCTCGATGCTTTTAATAAAAGAGTTGAAACACTTTTGGTTGGATTTGCACCAGATGTTCAGAAAAAAATATTAGTTAAAATGGATAAAGAAGATAATTTAATAAAAGCAGATTTTAGTCCATTACTTGATGAATTAGTATTAAGAAATTTTGATTCGGATAATTTTGATGAATCAATGCATTTGGAAGACCTTGAAGTTGATTTCTGGAATAAAACCGGATATGACCCAAGAAAGATTTGGAATGGTTTTAAAATGAATGAAGAATATTGCGTTCATTATGAAATATATGATAATGCATTAATTTATCTTAATGAAAAAATGACAATAAGTAATAAGCCAAGAATCAAATCAATAAATGATGAATATAAAGAAGGCGATTTAGTACTTGTAAAAGATGGTTGTGATTATCATGTTGGTTTGTATAATGGTGTTTATATTCAAATAATCAGAAGTAATGTTGATATTCCTAAAAGTCAAATTGAACTTGAACTTGACAAACAAAGAGAAGAACATCAAAAGAAACTTCAAGAATTAAAAATTACTGAATTGGCAACTAAAAGTGATAGAGAATTGTTTTTAGAAAAAGAAAGAAAATTTAGAATGACTGCGTTTGCAGAATTCAAACAAAAATACGAAATTCCATTAGATAAAACTATGGAATGGGTATTTGCTGAAATGGAACATTCTGATGAAGCATTTGAAGATTTTGTTATTGAAAAACATGAAAATGGTGAGGAAGAAGCAGCAGAATTTTTAGATGTTGATGATGGTGAATCTTAATATAAAGAGTATTTATATTTAAATTAATTATATGAAATTAAAAAAGAAAGACTTACTCGAAATAATTGATTCGAATGGTGAGTTAATTGGTAAGAACGATATACCTACAAATGGCAGTGATTTAGAAAGTCAAGCTAATAATACTACAGACTATAATTCTAAAATTGGTACGCAACCCTTTAGATATGATTTCTTAGGTCGCCTAGGTTTTTCCTTACTACCATTCATGGAAGGAAAAGAAAATGATAGTCAAATAGAATTATTAAAAGATTTGGCTGAACTTGTTCATGAAAAATATATGAAGGATTTACAATATTTTTATAAAAATCCAAATAAATTAAAAAGTGATTATAGAAAAGCAAGTGAAGGTGGACATTCAGAGGAATGTCAGAAAGCAGATATAGAATGGTCCAAAAAAATAATTAAATTAATGGAACCACATTTTGAAAAAGCATTTAAAGAACCAATTGATGAGGTGAATTCAATTACTGAATCGAAAGTAGAAGAAGACAAACTTGTTAATAAAAAATCTGAAGATGAAATGTCAAAGAAATCAGAAGATGAAGAAATTAAAGACAAAAAACTTCAAAAAGTTGCGGGTTTAATTAATAAACTTGATAAAAAAGATATTGACAAATTAATAAATTTATTAGAAAGAAAAAATGAATAATAATTTTTTAAATTTTTTAGATGGTGGTTATAAAGGAATTTCGCAAATAAGAACTGAATTTCCTAATGAACTTAATAACATAATAGAATTTAACAAAAATTTTAAGATAACAAATTGGGGACAAATGTTATTTAATTATCTAAATAATATATCTGAATTACCGAAATGTAAGTGTGGTAATTTAGTTAAATTTATAAAATTTAATAGAGGTTATACTACGCATTGTTCAGTAAAATGTAAAGGTTCTGATGAGGATATTAAAAATAGAATAAAACAAGGTTATTTGAAAAAATATGGCGTTGAAAATCCATTACAATCACTAGAAGTACAAGAAAAAAGAAAAAAATTATTTTTCGAAAAACATGGTGTTGAGCATCAATCACAATTAGCAGAAGTTAGAGAAAAGAGAAAACAAACATGTTTGAAAAAATTTGGCACAACAACAAATTTATTGTGTAAAGATACTAAAAATAAAATAAAACAAACCAATTTATTAAAATTTGGTGTTGAACATAATTCACAATCTGCCAAAATTAAAGAAAAGAAAAAACAAACATGTTTGAAAAAATTTGGTGTTGAATATAATTTACAATCATCTGATACCAAAGAAAAAATTAAAAGAACTAATTTAATTAAATATGGTGTTGAATGTTCATTATTGAATAAAAATGTTAAAGAAAAGGCAAATAAAACAAATTTGAAAAGATATGGTGTGAAGAATCCAAATTCTTCTTTAGAGATTAAAGATAAAATAAAAAAAACGAGTTTAGAAAGATTTGGTGTTGAATATCCCTCACAAAATAAATTGGTTTCAGAAAAAATTGTAAATACTATGATTGAAAGATATGGTGAAATTTGGAAAAAACGTGTTCCATCATATAATGCGAATTCAATAATTTATTTAGATATGATTTCCGAAAAGCTAGGTTTACCAATTCAACATGCATTAAATGGCGGTGAGAAAAAATTTATAAGATATTGGGTGGATGGTTATATTGAGAAATATAATATATGTATTGAATGGGATGAAATTAATCATAATAAAATAAAATGTAAAGAAAGAGATATTATACGTGAAAATTATCTTAAGGAAAAACACAATTGTCATATTATAAGAATTAATGAAAAAGAATTTTTGAAAGATATTGATAATCAAATTAATATTACTTGTGATAAAATTAAAGATATGATAAGAATAATAAATAAATCTACAGTTAATATAATGACATCATAATGGCAAATCAAGAATTACTAAATAAACAATATTATATACCTCAAAATATACTTAAAAGTATTGAGATAGCAAAAGCATCCACTTCAGATACAGATGGTCTAAAACGAGCTAATTTTATACTTAAAAACGGTGTTTTGACATATCAAGCATTAAAAAGATTAAAGAATTTTTTTGATTATTTTAATCCACAAACTGGAGATAAAATACAATACGCACTTGCTGGCGGTGATTTAATGAAAAATTTTATTGAAACAACATTAAATCAAGACCGTGCAAGTATTGAAAGGTCAAAAAAAATTAAACAAGATATGACAACAAATCCTAATTCAGAATTAATGCCATATCAAACACCAAGGTTAAATGAAGAAAAGAAAGAATTAAAAAAAAACGCAGTTGCAGTAATTGTTAATAATAATAACAAAATTTTATTACTTAAAAGAGCAGATGATAGTAAAATTTGGATGCCAAATAAATGGTCATTAGTTGGCGGTGAAATTAAAAAGGGTGAAAAACCACAACAAGCGATTGAAAGAGAAATTCTTGAAGAAACTAAATTAGAAATTAAAAAATTTATAAAAACATTTAGTATTCAAAGACATACTGATAGTATTGAACATGTATTTGCTTGTAGATATACTGGTGAAGAAACAGATGTTAAATTAAATGATGAAAATACAAAATATGGTTGGTATAGTGTTTCTGAAATGAAATATTTAGATATTGTACCTCATTTAATAGAATATATTACACTTGTGTTTAAGTCATATGAAGATGAAAAATAATTTAGTTTAGAACTATTTATAGTAAATAATAATAAAAAATTAAAACATAAAAAATGGCAGATATTACATGTGATAATAGTAGTAGACTATTAGTAAATAGTGCAAGTTTTAGAGATGAAAATCTTGTTAGGAATTCAGGTCGTTATACTTGTGCTAAAGAATATTGTGCAGGAAGTCCAGACACAATTTCTGATGGCGATTGTAAAGGTAGAGACCCACAAACACCGGGTGCTCCAATTGGTACTAATGAAGATATTGCAGATAGAACTTGTTCAATTGCAAAAAACAGTAAACGTTATATTCCGGGACACGAATATTGTTCAGCAACAGCATAATTATAATGTTAACTGAAATTAAAATATTATTCAATAATATTAAAAATTTTCGTCATCTTTTAAAAGAAGGTGTCGGTGAGAATGATATTGTCAATGCAATTCAAAATCATGAGTATATTTATATTTATTATGCTGGTGATAATACAATTGAAAGAGGTTATCGAACAATACGACCATTTGTATTAGGTACAAGTACTGCAGGTAATAAAGTTTTGAGGGCATGGCAAGATAAAGGTAAAAGTGATAGTCTTAGAGCAGATAGTCCAAGAAAAAGAATTGACCATGAATACCATAGAGATAATGATGGTAAAGAAAAAGCTGGTTGGAGATTATTTCTTGTAGACAAAATTAGTTCAGCATATCCAACAGGAAAACGTTTTGTTGATGAAGATGGTAATGTAATGATTCCACCATTATATAATCAAAACGATAAACAAATGACAAATATTATTGCTTCCGTTTCACCAAAAGAGCCAAAATCAGTACAAACAAAAGGTTTAGGTAAGGTTGCAGCACCTTCAGTTGTTGCAGCAAAAGTAGATAAATCACAATTTGATACACAAACAAATAAATTTAAGAAATTTTATAATGCTGGTAAGCAAAAAAGAGATGCAACAGCAAAAGATATTCAAAATTTATATGATGTGGCTAAAAGAGTTATGAAAAAATCACCTGATAGATATTTAGTTGCTATTGATAAAAAAGGAGATTTTCATCTTGTTGATATTGCTCAAAAAGATAAACTTCCACCAGAAGCAATTGTTGGAAAATTAACAAATCTTTATGATAAATTGGTTAGAACAACAAAAACAACCGTACCTGCAGAACAAAGTTTCATTAAACAACAAAAAGATTCGGTCATGAAAAAACAACCAAATATAAATAAAACACCTACAATGGTTAAAGAAAATGAAAAAAATCTTGTTCAAAGAAAAACTTTTTTCAAACAATAAAGTATTTATAAAAAAATATAAAATTTTATAAAATGGCAACAAAACCTGATTTAAATAAACTTAAAACCGAAATAGCAAGTCGTAGAAAAGAGAAAAATATAGCACCTGATGGTATGGGTGAACAGAATCAATTCGGAGCATCACCAAGAGATACATTTTTATATGGATTAATAGAATCTTTAAAAACTGGTAGAGATACAGCATCAAGTAATTTAGTTAAAATTGTTGATAATCAAGTGGCTGTAAAGAAAAAAGAAACAACAAGACTACCGATTAATGAAACTGTTGAACCACAACATCCACAACAACAACATCCACAACAACAACGTCCGCAACAACATCCAGTTATACATGAAGCAGTTGATATGTCACCGGAAAGAGATGAATTATTATATAAAGACCTTGAAAATAAAAGAAAACAAACACTTGCTGAAGCAATATCTGCAGGAATAGTATCGAATAAGGGTATGAATACTGGAATATCATCTTACAATCCAAATTCTGGACAACCAATGCAAATTAATGAAGGTTATTTGGTTGAGAATGTAAAGAAAATTGTTGATAATTATCTAATAGATAATTTTGGTCCTGTTGTAGAAGAAGCAATTAAAGGTACAATCATTGAAATGTATGCAGTTGAAAGAATTAAAGAAGTTTTACAGGAAAATCGTGAAATGATAAAAACACTTGTATACGAAACTATTCGAGAAATACAAGCAAAGAGTAAAGCAAAAACAGTAAAATAACATATAAATTCATTATTTTTATAAAATTCATTAAAAACTTAACTATTTATGAATATACTTATATTCAAAAATGACATACGATGAATTTAAACAGAATTTCTTAACGGAATTTCTTAACATAAAATCATTTGCAAGTAGAATACAATATGCTAATGAACATCTATCAAGAATTGGTAGTGGTAGTGGTAGAATTGTTTATGATATTGATGGTCAGAAAGTATTAAAATTAGCAAAAAATCAAAAAGGTATTGCACAAAATGAAGCCGAAGCCAATATTGGATATTATAGAGATACACAACATATTGTTACAATTATTTATGACAATGCAGATGATGATAGTTGGTTGATTGCGGAAAAAGTAAAAAAGGTGGGTGAAAAGAGAATCAAAGAATTAACTGGTATTCCAAGTCTTAGCGATTTATTTTATTATTTAAGAAACTATGAATCTGAAAATAGAGGTGGTAGACCAATATTTGGACAAGATGAAAATATTAAAAATCAATTAGATAATAATGAATTTGTTATTGATTTAATTGATTTTGTTGCAAATTATTCAATAAATGTTGGTGATTTAAGTAGACCAAGTTCTTATGGTGAAGTACTTCATGATGGTCAACCCACAATTGTATTAACTGATTATGGTCTTAATGATGAAGTATATGATACTCATTATAGTCCTCAAAAAAAACAAAAATATCACATGTATGAATTGTATAATTTTGCTAATGGTAATGATGATATTCTTTCCGATATAGGTAACGTTGGACAAGACCAAAGACATGGAATGTGGGCATTAATGCCATATGGTGTAGGTGATGGCGATGGTGTAATAAATGAAGAATTTAAAGAATTTATTATAAGAAGAAGCATATATCCAAATAAGCCTATAAAAAATATGCCACAACTTGTAGATAATTTTCATGAATGTGTAAATAATCTTAAGGAAACATTAAATCATGTTGATGATAAGAAAAAATTTTATAATAATTTATTAGAACTTCAAAAATATCTTATTTCACAAAATTATTATGATAGAGAACCACTTAGTAGTGAAGAATATGTTATAAATGAAGATATTAAACATGAAGTACCACAAGTTCAAGACATCGTATTTGATAAAAATTATGCAATTCAATTAGCAAATTCAATTGCAGAAAAATTAGGAATAAAAACTATAGAATATATGGCAGGTAGTACTGGTGGTCATGTATTTGATATTGGAGATACAAAGATTTTAAAACTTACTACTGATATTAGTGAAGCAGATGCTGCAGCTAAATTAATAAGAGTAAAACCAATACATATTGCAATTGTTTACAATATATATAAAATAGTTGATACTGAAAAAAATAAATCATTTTTTGGAATAATTGAACGTAATATTATTGACAAACCAGTTCAACAATTTGTTCGAAATGTTGAAATAATAGATACTATTATGCCAAATGATATGACGACAGTTGATTTCTATATTATAATGAAAAAACGTTTTGATTATAATAATTTAGTTAATTTGGCAAAAAATATACTTACAGAAAAACCTGAAGTAAATATTTCTAATATTGAAAGACAACAAGCATATGATTGGTTAATAGAATTATTTGAAATAAAAAAAGAACTGTTGAGTTATAATATTAAATCAGATGATTATAGTAATCCCAAAAATCTTGGATATGAGGATGGTATTTTAAAATTTTTTGATGTTGGTGATTATTATGGCGTTAATGAACCTGATTTGGGAGATGCAAATATTATATTTTTACCTGAAAACGAAGAAATATTAGATGAAAAATATAATAGAAATATTGCAGATAATATCGCAAAACAAATTGCTAAAATAAGAGGATATAACGAACCAAAATTTATTGATGCTGGTGAATATGGTGTTGCTTATGATATTGGTGATGATAAAATTTTAAAAATAACTGCAGATAATAGTGAAGCAGCAGAAAATTTAAAACTTATAAATAAACCATTAAAATATATAGCACAACCATATAATGTATTTACAATCGATTCAAAAAATACATATATTTCTAAAACATATGCAATTGTTTTGGAAAAATTAAAAACAGACCCACAAAAATTTAAAAGACTTAAAGAAAGAATTGATTTTATTTTTGGAAAAATATTTAATCTCAGACTTTATGATATTATTGATTATTATATAAATGGATATGGGGACATAGATACAAAAAAAATTGATGGATATATGTCAAAAAATCCAGAAGATGCTGAATTTTTTTATTCTATATTAAGAATTGCTGAAGAAGCAAAACAATATGGAGTTGAAAGTTTGGATTATTTTAATTATACTAATTTAGGATATAAAAAAAATGGAGTAATTGCATTTTTTGATGTGGGATTTAGTAATGGTTACTTACAACCGAATGGTGCAGAAAATATAAAAATAACTGAAGATGGAACTTCAAAATTCTCAACACCAAATAGTATTGGACAGGATAATTTTCCACCATATGAAAATAATGATACATCTCCAGTTACAGATAATAACGTACCAACAACTCCAGAAAGTGTAAAAGAAGATTTAGAATATCATCATGTTGTAGGTGATGCAACACAAGATAAATTTGCTCTTGATGAAATTGGAAAAAAATCATTTATGAAAGGAGCACAAGCTGTTACAGTAAAAAAGAAATGTAGATTAGGTGGTTTGGGAAATACAAGTGTAGCTTGTAATCAAGGTGATATTAATAATCTTGATATTAAAACAATTAATGAAAATGTTAATTATATTGGTAAAGCATATCGGGTAGATAGTTTATTTTCACAAAAAAAAGGTACATCTGCTGGAGATGTTGTTAGGTTTGAAAGAGATGAACTTGGTAATGAAGAAATGAATATACCTGAAGAAAAATTAGCTGAATTGAATAAATATCCTGCTAATAATATTGTCTGGGTTACAAAAACATTTGAAGATGCTACAAGATATTCAAATGAAAATGATTTTTCAGATATTGATGAATTTGATTTAACTGGCGAAATTATTGCTGAAGATGGTGATGGTGGTTATTTAGTTTTAATGAAAAATAATAATCTTAATGAACAATCATTTAAGGATTTTGAAAAGCAAATTGAAAAAGACAATAAAATACATGGATTAGATAAATTGTTCTTATTTCAAGAAGATGACTATAAAGTATATGCAATTAATGGTGACCATGTGAGAAAAAATTCGTTCGATGAATATGTTGACGGTGGACATCATTACGTTGATTTGGATTTACCAAAGAAAGAGCAAAAATATGCTAAATATATTCCTGAAGACGAAATTTGGATTGATGATGTATTTTTAATTAAACCTGATGATTTAGGTGCAATACTTTTACATGAAACGCTAGAAAGACATTTAATGAAATATTATGGCTTAAAGTATAGTAATGACGATAGTGGCAAAGATGGTGCACATGAAATTGCCAATAAAGCAGAAGTAGAATTTAGAAAAAAAGTAAAAAGCGGTATGAATCATAAAATAAGTGAAAATATATATAATAAGTTTGTAAATAATTATGCAAGAGAACACAAGAAAAAAATAAATTAAATATATTTAAATATATATTTTTTGGTGTTTTTTCTAATACCCATCGCAACTCTATGAATTGATTTATATGATAATCCTGTTTCTTTTTTTACTTCATGAAAATTATTAAAATGTTTAATAAAATTATTATTTAAATCATACATTTTTATTTGTCGTAATTGTTTTGTGTGGTCAAAATTACCTTTTTTATATTCTCTTAGTGTTTGAAATAAATCATATTTTCTTGATAACCTTAAGTCTTCAGAATCACAATATATTTTATTTTTTAATATATTAACATCATGAAATGAATGGTAATTAATTCTAATAAGATGTCCATTGTTTGATTTATAATCAGTATTAATTATTTTTGTATTAGATATTCCCACTAAATTAAATTTATTTTTTATTTCTGTCAATAAATTTTCCGACCCAATAATTGAAAAATATAAACATCCTTCCTTATTTGATGTTGCTTTAAATATTGTTCCATCACCATCAAAAATACCTCTAACAAAATGCCAAAAATATTCTTCAGGTATATTTGGCATTTGACAATCAAAGGATTTCTTAGAAAAAACACCCAAATTATTTAAATCATTAATAATTTCTTTAGATGGAATTGATAATGAATTTCTTAAATAATATTTATTTGTTCTTTTATCAAAAACATTATATGTTGCTAATTTATGTTCGGATTTAAGTTCTCTCTTTAAGATTTCAACCAACTCAATATCTTTAGATGTGAATGTAATTGCATTTTTATAAATGCAACCATCTGAAATAATTAATCCTAATACATATGCTTTATTTTTATTATCAATTTTTTTAAAAAAATTTTTATCAACATAATATCTTCTACTATTACCATCATGAGACCTATTATCTAAAACATATCCATTTATCTTTAATAAATTGCTAATTTTTTTTGGCTGTACGTGCATGAGTTTTCCTATTTTTTCTAATGAGTATTTTTTTATAAAATATAAATTTGCAATTTCGTTTATATCATAATTTTTCATACATTTGTTTTTTATTAAAAATAGAACATATAATTACGGAAAAAATTTAAATCTTCTTCTAATGTATATAAATACTACAATAATTAATATTTTATTATGATGGACAAAATTTTATTTAAAATTTTAAATATTGATTTTTTTTATTGTATTTATATTAAAGATTTTTATGCTAATAGACATTATTAATAGTGAAATAATATTATTTGAAAATTATATGAGAAAACAAATTAATGAATCTGTTATCAGTAATGCACAAAATTTTAGTTATGAAACATTAAATCATGAATTTCCAATAATAAATGGAAATAATATTAATGGATTAATAATTCGAAATGATGTTCCAAACATGAATTCAATTGAAGCATCATTAACAAATTATGAAATACTTAATGGAATTAGAGAAGTTTCATTCAATTCATTTCCACAAATGGGAGATTTAAAATATTATTCTCCTGATGAAGAACAAAAAACAAAAAAATTAGCAAAACAGATTGAATATAATAAAGAAATTAGTCCACTAATTGTTGTTATTGATGAAGATGGTTCATATGTTTTAGAAGGTGGTCATAGATTTGATGCATTACGAGAATTAGGAATTTCATCATTTCCAGCTAAAGTAGTTTTTGATTTAGATTCAATAAATATTGCAGAGAATATGTGCGAAAACAATATACAACCAAATAATAAAATTACTGAATTTGTAAATAATTTAAAACAAAAACCATTTATTCAATCACTTATAAATGACTTAGGGTCTGAAATTTATGCTGTTGGTGGGGTTGTGAGAGATTTGGTACTTAACAAACCCAATAAAGATATTGATTTAATTGTTAGAAACACATCAATTGATTTATTAATATCGCAATTACAAAAATTTGGTAAAGTTGATGTTGTTGGCAAATCATTTGGTGTTATAAAATTTATTGATAAAGATGGTACTGATTATGATATAGCGTTACCACGTAAAGAAAAACCAAATGGTGAAGGTGGTTATCATGGTTTTGATGTTCAGAGTGATGAAAATCTTCCAATTGAAGATGATTTGACGAGACGTGACGCAAAGCTGAATGCAATGGCAATTAATATTAATTCAGGTAAATTTATTGACCCACTCGGTGGATTGGAAGATATAAAAAATAAACAAATTTCTGCTGCAAATCCACAGGCATTTTCAGATGACCCATTACGTATGATGCGAATGATAGGGTTTGCAAGTCGTTTTGATTTTACAATTGAACCACAAACAATGCAAATGATTAAAGATAATGCAAGTCGTATTAAAGAAATTCCGCCAGAAAGAATATTAATTGAGTTCGATAAAATTTTAAAAAAAGGTGACAAACGTATTGGTATACAACTACTTAAAGACACTGGTTTATTTCAACAAATTTTTAATTTTGATTTAAAACAATCAACAATTGATAGAAGTCCATTTGAAGAAGTTAAAACAATAGGTGAGTTTATTTATTTATTAATACGATTATTACCAAATCCTGCAGAATTTTATAAAAATAATTTAAAGGGTGATATTGATACTTATAAGGAAATTAAAGCACTTGAAATGGCATTTGATAGTGGTGAAGCAACTAATTTAATTGAAGCACGAACAGTTGTGCATAATATGTATGTAACATCACCACAATCACTTCAAAGCCAAATAATACCTAGTGTAATTGAAACCGCAGCACAAGAATTATTACAAGGCAAATATCCAAAAGCAGTTGGTGAACTAGCAATTAATGGCAATGATTTAATTCAATTTGGATTAAAAGGTAAAGAGATTGGTGATATGTTAAAATCATTATTGTTAAAGGTATATTCAAATAATGTTAGGAATAATCGAGATGATTTATTAAATTTGACAAGTCAAAAAAATAAATCAATAAAACAAGAAGGTGTTGCAGATAAATATGCAGAAAAAACTTTTAATGTTCCTGATTCAAATACTGCAATGGATGTTAAAGCAATGGGTGGTATAGAAAAAAATAAAGAAAAACCATATGCAATTAGTGAAGAGGGTGATTTATTTTTTAAGAATCCAAAATCGTTAACTAATTTTGATAAAAATGTTAGAGCAATTGCTGATAGTGATGGAAACTTATTTGTTGCACAATCTGATGGTGCTTTTAATCATGCAGATATGGCAGATATATTAGGAATTACCGAATATGTATATAATAATTTCAATTATCAAGTATTACAAAGAGTAAGTGATTCTAATAATTTTGGATTGAGTGATTCGGGTGAAGAATTTATTCAAAGAGGTGAAGACCAAAAAGAAACATCAATTGAAATATTACGTGCAACAAAAAGAAAAAATCCACAATATGATTTTTATTTAGAATATTATGGTCTTATTAAATATGGTAGTATGCCTATTAATCTTACTGAAGAATATCATGAAGTTGGTGATGGTAAATATGTTGTAAACAATAAAATAGTTGATATTAATTTCTTTGCTAAAGAATATGATATATGGAATACTGAAAGTGGAAGAGGAAGAGCAGAATATTCAGACCCAAATGAAGCATCAGTATTAGAATTTTTACAAAATAATTATGAAGATTTTAGCCATAATGAAAAATTAAAACATAAATTATTATGGAAACTTACAGATAATGATGTTTTAAATGAAACACCAATTGATTCAATAACTTCAGATAATATAATAACACCGCAATATATAAAAGATGTGAAACGTAGTGATAATTATGAAAGATATATTGAATATTATAAATATGAAAATAATTTGGAGGATGAAGATAAGGAAGTTATTGAACAAAATGAAGATTTTAAAGAATGGTTTATATGGGAATTAAAATATAAATATGATGATGTAATAGATAAAATAAAAGAAAAAATAAAACCAAATGATACTATTGATATTTGGAGAGAAATGACAGTTGATGATAATTGGATTTATCATATTGGTACACAAGGAAAACATTTAGGTATTTATTGGTCTTGGGAAGAAAATGCTGCTGAAGCACATTGGGGAGATAGTAAAAAATATAATAAAGCAATAATAAAAACATCTGTGAAAGAAGACAATATTGATTGGACTAATACAATATATGCTAATATGGATTTGGCTCTTGGCGAAGATGAAAAAGAAATAACATTATTTAAAAATACATCATTAAAAATTGAAGAATTATATATAAATGGTGAAGATATTATGGATTCTCCGCAAGCAATACCAATTAAAAATAAAATATTTTATGCTTAAAAACATCTTCATAAAAGAAATTTTAACTAAATGAAAAGAGAAATTATAATTAAAGAACAGCAACGTAATAAATTATTGGAAGATTCTGGAATTAATCTTGTTCAAAACGCTAATTTAATTTCTGTTGATATTCAACCAGAATATGAAAAAGGTTTTACTTTTAATATTTATCAATTTACAAAATTTATTAATGAAAATATTTATAACATGAATTCAATTACTTTATTATATAATGGTGCTGATACATTAGGTATGATAAGTGAAAATGATTATAAAATGTGGTTGTTAGAAAATGGATTGGAAGAAGATAATTTACAGGTTATCAAATACTTAGATAAAGGTTATGCTTTTTTTAGAACCTGTATGGATGAAGGTGCTGAAGAAGATGAAACAGTTAATCTTGTTAAATATATGATTCAACACAATATTAATGATAGTCGTGATATTGATGAAGAAATGTGGAATGGATTTATGCGACAATATGATTATGATACAAGTGTTGTTCGTGACCTTTTAGAACCAGCACAAGATTGTATTAATATACCAGACTTAATGGATTATTTAAAAAAATTTTCAGGTAAATTAGTAATATGTGGTGGTGGTATTAATGAATGCTTTAAAGAAGTTGAAATAGCATTAAAAGCATTAAACAAAAATTATAATGTTTTAACAAAATTTACATATTAATGAATAACATATCTTATAGTGCAGTCGTTCTTGATGATAGGTCAAAACAACGACTTATTGAACGTTTTAGTTCAATAATTCCTAATGATTGGAAAATAATTTGTGACCATATGACAATAAACATGGGTGAAATTGACCCAGAACTTGAAAAATATTTAGGATTACCAGTACGATTAAGTGTTAATGAATTCGCTATAGATGATAAAGTAATGGCTGTTGGTGTCAGTGGTTTTGAAACGCATAATGCTAAAGCACATATAACAATGGCTGTTAATCGAGCAAATGGTGGTAAACCAATGATGTCAAATAAATTAATTAATTGGCAACCATTAAAAAGACCTATATTTGTGACAGGTAAAGTAACTGAAGTAGAATATAAATAACATGGCTGATTGGAAAGAATCATCAAGAATGGGATTTGAATTTGAGGATTTTTGTTTAAAAGATTTAAATGAAAAATTATTTCCTCTTGCATATAAAAATATGAAAAAAGAAGAATATAGTTATTATGATATTATACTTTTTAATGGTAACTTTGCAGAAAAACAAAAAACAATTGAATGTAAATTTGATAAAATGGGTAGTATTAGTGGCAATATTTGTATTGAAACCGGATATTGGGGAAGACAATCAGGATTATTAATTACAAAAGCTGATTATTGGATTATTAGTGATGGTAAAATTACATATATTGCTAAAACAAAAAGAATACATGATTGTATTGTTGAAAATATAAATCAAATTGAATATAAGAAAAAAGCAAGGATTGAACAAAAGAAAGGTGTTTTCAAAGAAATGGATATGTATATAATACCAAAAAGATTTTTTGAACCTTATTGCGAAGAAATAGGAAATATTAATGAAATGAAATATAATTGTTTGTTATGATAAAAAGACTTTGTGTATTTGATTTTGACTCGACACTCATAATGAGTCCTGAAAAAGAAATAGGTAAAGTTCAGTGGTCTGAGAAAATAGGAAAACCATATCCATATCAAGGTTGGTGGGGCAGACCTGAGAGTTTGGATTTAAATGTTTTCAATATTAAACCATTTCCAAGTGTATTAAAACAATTAAAAGAAGAACAAGCAAAACCAAATACTTATGTGGTAATTCTTACATCAAGAATGGAAAAACTACGTCCACAAGTTCAAGCAATACTTGATGCAAATCATATTAGTGTTGATAAAGTAGATATGAAACGTGCTGAACCAGATAAGGGTAAAAAAACATTACGTTATATTCAGCAATTTCCAGAATTAAAGGAAATAAATGTTTATGAAGACCGTGATACTGATATTCAATCTTATGAAGCAATAAAGAAACAGATTCCAAAAGGTATTAGATTTAACATATATTTAGCTAAAGAAGGTAAAATATCTTTATTAGAAAACAAATTTACAATATTAAATATTATTCGTGAAGAAATTCAAAATATATTAAAAAATTAAAAGAACTGTATTTATAATAAAATTTAATAACACATTATGCTTAAAAATGGAAGACCATATCATCTACCACAAGTTAGTGCACCGTTTGAAATAGTTCTTCAAAAACTTGATGAAGAAGGTATAAATTATGAATTAATTTCATTAAATCCAAGTGAAGACGATGATATTAAAACATCACAACCTGTCGTATATTCAGATGAAATGGAAAAATGTAATATTAATGATATGAATCCAATTTGGTTAAGCATTGATAATCAAATAATTGATGGACACCACAGATATACTAAAGCATTAATTGACAATGAGTTACTTAAAGCAATTAAAATTGATTTAAATGAAAAAGATACAGCAAGGGTATTAAATAAGATTCAAGATATTTACGAATATGAGCAAGCACGTAATATGGAAGAAGTAGAAAATCAAGGTGCAATCAATTATTATAATAATGCTGAAAGTGGTAAGGGTAATACAAATACAGAATTTTTAGATTCTCTGGAAGAAGATAATCTTGCATTACAAGCAGAAACACCAAGTAAAAATGAAAAAACAATTGTCGCATATAGAAAAGAACCAATTAAAGAAAATTCAGTTATTGGAAACTTTTTTATGTTAAAACCAATTGATGGATATGATAAATATGAAATTGATTTTGAAAATTTATTGGACATACAAGCATTAGGTGTTATTTATAAAGATGGACAAGAACCAGTTGATATATTAGCAAAAAATTGGTTTCCACATGTAAATTTTGAGAAATTAAGTGAGCAATATAATGTGCCATCAATGAATCTAAAAAATAAAGCAATTGCAGAAAAAGCAATGAAAAATGGTTATGATGGAATTAAATATAACGATACATTAATACAAGGATTAAAATAATTAAAAATATGGGTACATTTAAAATTACAAACATAACAAATCTCGCTTCAAAGCGTGATTTTAAATACAAATCAATACTTGATATTGATTATGTAGATAAAATGACTAAAAAAGTTATTAGTATAAAACCGGGTGATGTTGTTTATTTAACGGTATCATCATTACCATTGTCAGCACATAGATTAAGAGTTAAAAATTTAATAACTGTAGATGAAATTGATGGTACAGAACTTGCTATATCAATGAATAATATAAAAACCAAAACAGTTACTAAAGAAGTTATTGATGATGAAGAAAAAAAATCGGTTCAAAAAAGTAAAAAAAAATCAGTTAAAAAAGAAGAAGAAACAGATACTGAGATAGATATACCACATATATAAAATATATTTATTTTTAAATAATATAATGCCAATATTTTATTGGCTTTTTTTATGTTTTTAGTAATAAAATTATGGATATAGAAACAAATTTTCATATTGATTATCACATATCTCATCTTTGTAATTTAAGTTGTGAAAGTTGTAATCATCTTACAAATAGTAAACATAATAAAATATTAACATTAAAAGAAATTGAAAATGATTTTTTATTATGGTACAAAAAAATTCAACCTTGTAGTATACATTTACTTGGTGGTGAACCACTTTTAAATCCCCAAATATACGAAATATTAGAATTAATAAGAAATTATTTTAAAAATAGTAATATAAAATTATTAACTAACGGATTATTATTACATAAATATCCAAATTTGCCCATTTATTTAAAAAATAATAATATATTTTTAAAAATATCATTACATGGTCATAATTTAAACGAAAATTTAGAATTGGTAAATCAATGGGTTAATAAATATGATATAAAATATGATGTGATAGATAATACTAAAATTTGGTCTAAAAGATATAACGGAATTGATAATTTAATACGACCATTTCATAATGAAAATAATCCCAAAAAAAGTTATAGTGTATGTTGGGATGTTTCTTGCAAACAATTATATGATGGCAAATTATGGAAATGTCCAATTGTAACATATTATCAATTACAAAAAATAAAATATCCTGAAATAAAACAATATTGGAAAGAATTTGATATGTATCAACCATTAAGTTCAAATTGTTCAAATGATGAATTAAAAAAATTTTTATCTACAAAAGAAGAATTGTGTTGTGGATTATGTCCAACAATAGAAAATAAAATTAAACCAAAAAGCACATTAAATTTTATTTAATTTTTTTAAAAACCCTTTCATATTTGATGACTTTGTATTATTTTTACGTATTTAGTAATAAATTACATTATTTTATAATAAATTATAAACATGGACGGAAAAATCAGAGTTTTATTTTACAATCTTGATGGTGCTGGAGTAAATTATTTTAGAACATTAACACCAGCAATGGAACTTGAAAGAAATCATTCAGAAGATTTTTATGTTGAAATTAACCCACAAATTGATTTTAATGACCCTAAATACATTGATTATCTTAAAACATTTCATATCATACATTATCACCGCCAATTTCTTGGCGAAACACAAAAAATGATTCAATTAGCGAATGAACTAAGAAAAGCTGGGACAATATTAATTGTTGATATTGATGACTATTGGAAATTACATAGGCAACATCCTTTTTATATAATGAGTCAAGAAAAAAAATTACATATTCCAATCATTGAAAATCTTAAAATTGCTGATTATGTTACAACAACAACTGATTTATTTGCTTCAGAAATTCGTACAATAACTGGTAAAGATAATGTTGAAGTATTTTATAATTCTGTTGACCCTATTTGGATGAAACAATTTCAAAATAATTGGAAACCTGACCCTGATGGTTTGGTTCGAATTACTTATATGGCAGGTAGTTCGCATTTAGGTGATATGGAGCAACTTGAAGGAGTTATGAATGTATTATCAAATGACATAAATACTAGAAATAAATTCAAAGTAATTATTTCCGGTTGGGATACTGAAGGTAATACAACAGATATTACTTTCAATCAAGAATTTGGTGATGAATTACAAAAAAGAGGTTTATGGACACCTCAAACAGTAAAAGCAATTAATAATTCCAGAGGTAATGTTGATATAATCCCTAAATTACCCATAGATTTGAAAGAAAAATATAGAAATAATGTTTTTAATCAAAAACAAAGAGATATTAAATCAGTTGAAAGTGTGTATTTAATTTATGAAAAAATTTTAACTGATAATCATCATATGATTAAAAATCCAGATTATCTTCAATGGCTTATGAATTTTGAAAGAAACGTAAAATATGAAAATGAGGGTAATTTTGGTAGACGTTGGACACAAAAAGCAAATACATATGCACAAGTACTTGATGAAACTGATATAGTTATTGCTCCACTTGCCAATAATCCATTTAATAAAATGAAGTCGAATCTTAAACAAGTTGAATGTTGGACAAGAAAACTTCCTATAGTATGTTCAGATATTCCACCATATAATGTACATGGTAAGCACATGGAAAATTGTGTATTAATTCCGATGGAATTACCAAAAAATGCAAGAAAATATTGGGTTAAGTATTTAAAGAGACTTATATTGGATGCAGATTTAAGAAAAAAACTTGGTGAACAATTATATGAAGACTTTAAGGTTGAATATTCATTAAAAAATGTAACCCAGAAACGTGCAGAATTTTATAAGGCAGTAGTTGCTAAAACATTAGTAGTAATTTAAAAAACAAAAACATGAAAAAAAGTAAAATTAAAAAATTAATAAGAAAAGAAATTAACAAAATACTTCCTTTCTTAATAGAAGAATTATTAAATGCAGTAAAATATCAGAACATTTATAACAAATCTGATGATATTGGTAAAGTAGAAAATGTTGACAATAAATCAAATACTACATTCGATGAGGATGTGAGATTTGATAATATCAAGAAAGAATATCCAGAAATCGATGAAATTAAAAATAAAGTTCAACAAACTTTTTTTCCTTCTGGTGTTGAAACTAGGTTTCCTTCTGGTGTTGAAACTAGGTTTGTTAACTATTTAGCAGAAGCTGTTTTATTAAATAAAAGAATTATTAAACGAGATGGAAATTGGAAAGGTGAATATTATAAGAATCTTTTTAATGAATTTAAAAAATTTGTTGACGATTATAATGATGTGTATTATAATAAGGCAAAAAAAGAATTATCATTAAATAATGAATTAAATAATATTTCCACTACTTTGAATGATTTAAAAAAAGAATCAATTATTAATAATAAATTAGTAATTGATTTGGATGAATTGAAAAAAGAAAATGTTGAACAAAAAATTAATAATATGACTAATGAAGCAAATAATAGTTAATTAATAAATTTAGATGAAACATTTATTTCAAAAAATAATTCTTTGGACATATATAAAAATTCATACAATTATTATATATGTTTCTTTGGCATTATATAGGACTGAAGAAGACATATTAAAATCATCTGCTATTGATATTCAGGATAAAGATAAAAAAACAACAAGAAAACTTCATAAAAATCCTTTGCTTGAAAAATTTTATGCTGGTCAACGTGATGAACGCTATGTTAAAGATTATTATGAACTTCTTAAGAAAGCAGATAAATTTATGTGCAAATCAACACCACATCAAATGGCTGTTGCTGCAGATAAACATGGCATGAGTTATGGAATGAAAGACCAATATGGTCGTAGATATGAACATTATGGATTTTTCGATGATAAGCATAAACATGCTGGTAAGACATTGGGTGAGGTTTTGACTTTAGAATTTGAAGAAAGGCGTACTAAAGATGACAATTATAAAATAATGTACATTTTTAATAATAAACCAATTGAAGTGGGTTTTGCAAAAGTATTGGATGTTGTAGAAAAAACCCAAAAAGAAAATGCGGATTTTAAATATGAGGTACAAGATATGTTCAAGAAATCCAAATCTTTTGAATTTCCAATTAAAGCAACACATATTAATGAAAATATTATAAATAAAATTGAGGAATTAACAGAATATTTACACATAAAAAGAATCGGTTTTGAATATAGGATATTAGAATTTTTCATACCATTGAAGTTTAAAACTTTAGAATTAGATGATGATTCAAATGCATTTAAGGAAATTCAAGATATTAAAGAAATTTATGTGAGAGATGAATATGGCGAATTGAAAGCATTTAGAATTATTAAATTCGTGAAAAGATTAATACATAATGACATATATGAAGTCCTGAAATTTGAAGGAATTGAAATGGAAACAATAAAATTATAATAAAACTAAAACGAAATATTATGGCAGATTCAAGTTTTTTAGAAAAACTCAAAAAAGCAGTTGATACTGGTGAGTTTAATTCAGAAGCAGCAAAAAAAATAATTGAAATTGATAAATTAGCAGATGAAAAATTATCAACAATGACAAAACCTAATATATCTATTGATGATAGTGATTTATCAAAATCAATTAATGACCGTGTAAAAAAAGCAGGTATTAAAACTGTAAGTGAAGAAGAAGTACTTATACTTAATTCAGAATATGAAAAAAAAATGCAAGAAATGAAAGAAAGTGATGAAGAAAATAAACGAATTGCTGGATTAACAAATTTGGCTGATAAACAACTTGAAACACTTATCGAAATTGAAGATATGTTGAAAGCAAGCATTCAAGATTTATTATCTTTTACCAAAGAACTTGAAGAAAAATTTGGTAAAGAATTTGAAGCAAAGAATCCAATATTTACAAACTTACTTGAAAAAATTAATCAAATAAATATGAAATATAAGAATTCTATTATTAACAATTAAAAATAATTATTATGGCAAAAATTGAAAAAGCATCAGAAGAAATGATTAATCTTTTCGGTGAAATTAAAAGTAAAACAACAATCAAAAATTGGCTTGAATTTGAAGTTCTTTGTAACAATAAACAAAAGGAACTTTATAAAATCGTTAAAACAAATGACCTTGTAGAGGTATTAACAAATGGTATTAATTTTGCGGTCATTTTTAACGAAGAAATTTTCGACCAATTACCCCCAGACTTACAAGAAATTGCAATTGTTGAATGTCTTGCAGGTGTAAGTGTCAATGAAACAGACACAGTTTCATTAGAGAAACCTAATTTCAATACACATACTGGTGTATTAGAAAAATATGGACATGCTCCAATTATTACATTACATGAATCAATTAAAAGCCTTTATGATGTAAAAAAACAAAAAGAGGATGAGGCAAAAGCATTAACAAAAGGTAAACGAGGTAGAAAACCAAAGCAAATGTAAATAAATTATTAATAATATTAAATCCCGGCAAGTTTGTCGGGATTTTTTATTTATTAAGTATTTATATAAAAAATAATTACAATGAATTCTTATAATATTACCTATCCATTTCAAGATGACCAAGCAACTAATTCGTTTCTTTTAATGAATCAAGTAACTAAAGATTCATATAGTTCTAACTTGCTTTTACTTTTATTGACACAAAAAAATGAAAGATATTATGAACCTGATTATGGTACAAATTTATTAAAATATATATTTGAACCAAATGATGATTTAACTTCAAGTCAAATAGAAGAGGAAATAAAAAATACTGTTTCATTATATATTCCAGAGATTAAAATAACTTCTGTAACATTTAATAAACTTGTTGATGATAATGGACAACCAATATCTGATAGTCAATTAAATGTTAATATTAAGTTTGTATATACTGAAGGTGTACTTAATGAAGAAGGTAATATTGATTTAAATTTTTAAATATGATAATATCTTTGTGTACTACATGTATGAATAGAATAGAGTTTTTAAATTTAACTATATTTAAAAATATTGAATTAATTAAAGAATTTAATGCTTCTAATAGTGATAAATTTGAAATATCATTATGTAATTATGATTCTAAAGATGATATGGATAATTTTGTTTCGAATAATCTTCAAGAATATATAAATTTAGGACTATTAAGGTATATTAAAATAAATAATAAAAAATATTATAATTCATCTCATTCCAAAAATATTGCACATAAATATTCAACAGGAGAGGTATTAATTAATTTTGATTGTGATAATATATTAAATAAAAATATTATAAATTTTATATATCAAACATTTTTATCAAATGACATTAATAACATATGTTTATGTGATTTAGAATGTTTAGGATTTATAGGATTAAGTAGATTTAATTATTTTAAATTAGGTGGTTATAATGAAAATTTATTTTCATATGGTTATGATGATAAAGACATAAAATTAAGAATTAAAAAATATCTTCATTGCTTAGAAATATTAT